TATTAAAACCAATGGAAAATGGTCATTAATGTGTCCCAATGAATCCAAAGGATTGGCCGATGTATTTGGAAAAGAATTCAATGATTTATATGAAAAATATGAATCCGAAGGAAAAGTACGTAAAACGGTCAATGCACGTGATTTATGGTTTCAAATATTAGACGCACAAATGGAAACGGGTACCCCTTATTTATTATTTAAAGATGCGTGTAATCGAAAATCGAATCAACAAAATTTAGGAACCATTAAATCGTCTAATTTATGCAGTGAAATTTTAGAATACTCCGACGATAAAGAGACAGCAGTATGTAATTTGGCGAGTGTTGCCTTACCGACTTTTGTGAATCAAGAAACAAAGACGTTTGATTACGACTCACTACATAAAGTGGTCAAAGTAGTGACGCGTAATTTGAATAATGTCATTGACATTAACTTTTATCCAACGGAAAAAACAAGGCGTAGTAATATGAGACATCGTCCGATTGGCGTGGGAGTTCAAGGATTGGCCGATACATTTATTTTAATGGACGTAGCTTTTCATAGTGAAGAAGCGAAGAAAATAAATAAAGATATTTTTGAAACAATGTATCACGCCGCGCTAGAAAGTAGTAATGAAATCGCCAAAAATCGTTATTTTAAAATCCAAGAAGAAATAGATTTTTATTATAAGAATTTCAATCGATATCCTTCTTTGAATGACGAAATCAAATATTTGACAGAAAAAAAAATCATCAATGAATGGGATAAATATACGAATGATTCGACAAAAACAATCGGTGCATACAGTTCCTTTCTAGGATCCCCCGCATCCAAAGGTATTCTTCAATTCGATTTATGGAAGGTCGAGCCAAGTGAAAGATATGATTGGTCCGAATTAAAAAAATCCATTCAAATCTATGGAATCCGTAATTCCCTATTAATGGCACCAATGCCAACGGCAAGTACTTCACAAATCTTGGGTTATAATGAATGTTTTGAACCATTGACAAGTAATATTTATAGTCGAAGAACATTAGCCGGCGAATTTGTATTGGCAAATAAATATTTGATGCGCGAATTAATCAATCTTGGATTATGGAACGATAAAATAAAAACAAATATTATTGCAAATAAAGGAAGTATTCAACAGTTGACAATGTTACCAGAACATATTCGTAATAAATATAAAATCGTCTGGGAGATTCCAATGAAACACGTGATTGATATGGCAGCTGACCGAGGTGCGTTTATTTGTCAAACCCAAAGTATGAATCTTTGGTTAGAAGATCCGAATTATAATACGCTTACCTCGATGCATTTCTATTCTTGGAACAAAGGATTGAAAACAGGTATTTATTATTTACGGCGTAAAGGAAAACACCAGGCACAACAATTCACGATTGAACCTGAGAAAAAAGAAGTGGAAGAAAAAGATGAGATTTGCGAAATGTGTTCGGCTTAGAATGCGATTCGAAATACAATAAATATATAAACTTAAAAACTATTTTCTTTAATCAAATATAAAAAATGAAATTCTTTTTTATATTTTTATTCTCTCTTGTATCAAGATCAGTATCCTTGGAACAACCAAGTAAATTGAATCTTTGTACAAATTGTAAATATTTTCTACCTTTGTCCCAAAAACATCTAAAAAGTAAAACAAGTGATCAATATGGAAAATGTTCCTTATTTCCTACGATAAAATATAAGGAGGTGTATTTTTTACCAAATCATATTAAAAGAAACCTATTAGTGAAGGATTACCGTGATTGCGATATGGCACGAAAATATGAGTTTATGTGTGGGGAAAACGGAAATCGGTTTCTACTAGGGGAACATACGTATACTACGTAGTGTCCTGATTCGTACGTCTCGTAAAACATTGACACACATATAAGTCTTATAATCATAACATCTACAAAAATGGCATTTGAATAATTCTTTTTCATTGATCGTTTGATAATAACATATATCACAGTAAAAGACTCCGCATTTTTCATTATTACAAGTATATCTTGGCCTCATATTTGGAAATAATAATAATGATAAAAATTTATTTATATCGTGATTTGATTCTTGCATAAATTCTCTTTTTATTTCTTCAAAATTCTCCTCGCTGGTAGGTTGAATGAAGTTTTCGTAACAAATGGAACATTTCATTCTTTTCTTTTATTTATTGTATTTTTATTTTTATTTTATCACAACCTTTTTTTCAATTTTTCATTGAAAAAAAACTTTATACTTGAAGTTTTACAACTATTTTCTTTTTTGTTTCTTGTTTCTTATTTTTTGTTTTTTGTTTCTTGTTTCTTGTTTCTTGTTTCTTATTTTTTGTTTTTTGTTTCTTGTTTCTTGTTTCTTGTTTCTTATTTTTTGTTTCTTGTTTCTTATTTTTTGTTTCTTGTTTCTTATTTTTTGTTTCTTGTTTCTTATTTTTTGTTTCTTGTTTCTTATTTTTTGTTTCTTGTTTCTTGTTTCTTATAATAAAAGTTCAATCATTTTTTTAATTTTGATATTTTTATCTACAATATCATAATCATATTTTAATTTACAGAAACAGCGTAAGCAAATCAAAATATCATTCAACGCATTATGTAAATTTCTTGGTTCACACTTGAAAAGACATTGATGTAACTCAATCAATTTTGGAAATTTCAAATAATTGTGGCCAAATTTATTTATTTTTACAATTCTACACAATTGAATCGACTCTTTCATCGTACAGAATTTTGGTATTCGGTCTTCTACCAAAGTAGCCAAAAAGTCGCCTACTACTTTCTTTCTTTTTTCAACGGAACGTGTAACAACCATATTTTCAGAACTATCTTTTATTCTTAAGAGGTAACGCATCAATGCGGTTTTTAAAATATTCATATCAAAATTGATATTATGCGCTATCAAACAATCCGCTCCTTGAAAATCCTCCGCCAATTCTTCCACAATTTCTTCGAAATTCACTCCTTTTCTCTGCAATATTTCATCCGTAATACCGTGAATTTTAATACTTTCTTCATTGATCTTCATAGGATCGGGAAGTTTCAAGAAATGATCACGTACTTTTACGACTTCATCACAATCTTTATTATAAATGGCATAACTCAATTGAATCGGATGAGGCCATAAGTCTAATTTTGTATAACTGATTTCACTGGTTTTTGGTAACCCGGTCGTTTCTGTATCAAAAACAAGATAATTTTTCATAATACGTAGTAAGTAGTAACTTTTTAAGAATAATGCGATTCACTTTCATTTTAAAAAAGAAATCAATTTTCTTTTTCTTCGGTATAAGGCAAAATATTATTGAGTATTTCCATCGTATCTTTATAGGTATTCACTTTCATTCCTTTTACTCCAGGATGATTGTATAATTCATAGTCATTCCCGCCTACCTCTGTTTTATCTCCAAAAAAATAAATATCATCATACTCCTCACTTACAAACTGCAAACAATAGGTTTTATCCCAGCCTCGAGGAAAAATATCAATACTAATTTGTCCGCCAATCGAAAAATGCAAATCCAACTCAGGCAATTCATTTTTGATCTGATCAATGATTTGTTCGCGTATTTTATAGATCTTATCCCAAGAATCAAATTCGTCTCTTTCTTTTTGACTACAACTTCTTCCAATCGGAGATATATTAATCATTCCATTTCTTAATTCAATAAAGTTGCCTCGTTTTACAGGTACTATTGTGTTTGACAAGACACGTAGAGAGACATTGATTAATTTTTGATAATTATCTTCCCCAAGATGCTCGATTAAACTTGTTTTGTTTATTAATTCCTCTTCATAATAAGAAACGAGTCCATTTTCAGTGAATTTCCACGTAAATAAATTCATATTTTCTTCGCCGATTTGTTCAATTTGTTTATGTAAATCTGAACCTCCTACAAATCCGATCTCTACGATGTCATTATCATATATCTTTTTTCTATTAATCTTTTGTAAAATATCTACCATCTCTTGACTTATCCTTAATCTAGGAAAAGTCAGTGTACCGTCTACATCAAATAATATCAATACTTTGTTCATATTTATGTTATATTTATATAAAAAAAATGGTAAAAAAGATGATTGATATAAACGAATTGTATGATTATAGATATTTTTTTATAAATCCATTATGCGTATTCCTTACAAATCCCAAATGATCTACGATGCCATTGGGTAATCCCATATTCTTTAATTCCATCCAAGTGTTTTTTGGCGCCATAACCTTTATTGGTATCAATTGCGTATTTTTCAGCCAATTCTGGATATTCTTTACATAAATCCTCAATGTATTGGTCTCTTGAAACCTTGGCCAAAATAGACGCAGCTGCGATTGCCGAATATTTATTATCCCCACCTTCAATACATATATGAGGCACAACATTTATTTTTTTACATTCCTTATCATAAAAAGAGATTGGATTAAAATAGTTTCCATCAATTAAAAGATGTACCGATTTTTGTGACATTTTTCTTTTGGTTCGATCATTAAAGTAATTTTGTAAAATATTATTAATTGAATGGTGCATTGATTTTTGAGTGGCTTGTAAGATATTGATTTCATCAATTATTTTTTCATCTTCATAAGTAACAGACCAATCAATCGCATTTTCTTTAATGTATTCTGCCACTTTTATGATTTTACTTTTGGAATGAAACTTTTTACTGTCTTTCATTAACATATGATCAAATCGATCCATATCTTTCGGTAAAACAACGGCCGCTGTATATACACGACCAAATAAGGGTCCACGACCGGCTTCATCTACTCCGATTTCCATAATATTTTCTTCTTCAAAGAAACTTCTTTTTAAAAAGAGAGGCGTTACTCGATTTCTTGTTTTTTTTGATTTTATTTTTTCTTGTTTTTCTATTTCTTCTTCTTCTAAATGATTTTCTTTTTCTTGTTCCTCATCATCATCGATAATGGTTGCATACTCATATTCACTATTATTACTTTTCATTTCCTCTTCTATTATCTTTCATAGATATTTATTTTTATTCAATTTTTTCATTATTAATTTTTCATCTTTACAAAATAATATTTTCACAATATAAAATATACAAAATGTCTTTATTTTATAATGTATTATTTCTTGTCATCATTTTATTATTAGGAATTCTATTGGCTCCTTTTTTAGGAGGAAATAGAGAAGGAATGACGGATGCAAGTTCAAACAACGTTGATACAAGTTTGAATGAGGTTGACACTACTTCGAATTCAACAAGTCAAGAGTCTACTTCTAGTTCCTACGATAATTATAATCATTATACTGGATCTTCTACACCAAAATTAACAAGTTCAACCTTTTACGGACAAGACGGTTCTACTTTAGTCGTTAATATGAATGGTACAAATACCCTTACTACCATCGATAAGAATGGAAAAAATATTATTTATACTGGGGTTCCGGCCTTTGACGGAACCATTGATACATTTACCGGACCCAATGGTTCTGTTGCTATAATTGTAGATTTAAATAACGGTACAGATACAATTTCCGTGAAAGATACTGTTGGAAATCAAATTAATTATTTTTCGAGTCCTCCTCCAACCAATCAAAATACGGTTGTACCAAATATAACCCCGTCGAGTACCCAAAGTACACTACTTCCTTCTTCCAGCCAATCCACTATTTCTTCTTTCCAAAATATGACATCGCCATCTTCTTCTTTTGAAAATATGTCATTGCCTTCTTCCTCGTATAATTATTCTTCCTCCTTACCACCAGGTATTCCTGCGAGTCAAATACCTCCTGGATACGAAGATTTATATATTTTGAAAACGGAAGTTGTGCCACCTGTATGTCCAGTATGTCCCGTTCAAACCTCTAGAAAGAAATGTCCTCCTTGCCCAGCGTGCGCTCGTTGTCCTGAACCTGCCTATGACTGTAAATTGGTTCCGAATTATTCTTCGATGAATGCCAATGCCCCCGTACCAGTTTTAAATGATTTTTCAACATTCGGAATGTAGTAGGGGAACCTAGGTTCCCCTATGACCCCTCCTCACTAAGGAAGGAATTATATTTTTGGCGCGCGAGTATTTACAAAGAAATAGACAATCATATTATTAGTAGGGGGACATAGGTTCCCCCTTCCCTACGGGATACCCCCATCCTTGTTAATGTCGAAGGTATTTGGCAAAAGTGTTTTGGCGCGCAAGTTTCTACAAAGAAAAAGAAAATAATATTTCGCAAAGCAGAATATTATTTTAGAGATTGTTGTAGAGGATGCGCCGAAGTTATCAATGGAAAAGCGAGGAGGGGGACGTATATTCCCATACTAATAATATGATTGTAGATATGGTTGTCGATCCCGCGCCGAGTTAATAAGGTAAAGAATGAAGAGGAGGGGTCAAAGGGGAACCTAGGTTCCCCTTAAAGGGAGGGGTTAAAGGGGAACCGTAGGTTCCCTTTGTTTGAGGCATTTTTTATCCATTTGAAATGTGGATCCTTTGTCTTCCTGAGGAACAATTTTAATAATACATTTGGATTTTTTTCCATAAAGTGGTTCCGTACATCCCTTTTCTTTTACTCGATTTTTTCTTGTTTTTCCTTGTTGTTGTTGTTGTCTTAAAAAAGTAAATACTTTCGGTTTTTCTTCGGTACAACGCGACCGAAAATGCTCGTATCTTTCCCTGACCTCTTCATAGGTAAGATTCGATTTTTTATTCAACATTCGATTGATCGTCTCGTGTAATTGATAGATGTATTTGGAAAAATTCTCTCGGTTCTTCATATTTTCAGCGGTAATTGGAACTTTTTTCAAATTATTTTTTAAATTTATACGACAATATTTACAAGGAAGAATATTTTGTAAAGATAAGATAAAATCCTTGTAATTCTTTTTATTTTCTTTGGTAGGATCGACCGGATAATTAAAACTCATTGTATGAAGAAAATGCCACATACTTGGCCCCCAAACACTGGTTAACATCCCATCTCCACTATTGTAATCTTCTTTGGAATAAATGGTATTTTTTTTTGTTCTATTTGTTCTATTTGTTTTTTTATGGTTTTTATGAATTTCACGTTTTCTGGTATTTTTATTTCCATCCATATAAAATATCTAGAAAATAGTTTTTTACAATAAAAATCGTTAAACAAAGAATAAATTTATTCTTTCATTAATATATTATCAATGTTTCGTCAAATTCAAAGTATAAATGGTGGAATCATCTCTAAAATGAAAGGAATGTTTAGTCGTTTTAATAATATGACCAGCATTCTTTATATTTTAGCCTTTCTTCTTTTTATTTTTATCTCGATTTATGTCTATCAGACTTATATCTCTCCCAAATTCGCCCCCACTTACAATTATTCACAAGAAGGGATGCAATCCGGATCAGGAAAACAAGCTGAATTAATGCTTTTTTATGTAGATTGGTGTCCTCATTGTAAAACAGGCAAACCTTCGTGGGATGAAGTAAAGAATGAGTATCAGAATAAACTCATTAACGGTTACAATGTTATTTTTAAAGAATATAATTGTACAGAAGAAACTGCTGAAATTGAGCAATTAATGAATCAATATAAAATTGAGGGATATCCAACCATTAAATTAGTCAAAGATGGTCAAGTGGTTGAATTTGATGCCAAACCTACCAAAGCTGCTTTGGAACAATTTTTAAATACCGTCTTATAAGGTAGGGGGACGGAAGTCCCCCCTCAAAGGGAACCTACGGTTCCCCTTTAACCCCTCCCTTTGTCCTTCGGGGATCGATATAATTGCATAACTCGGCGCGGGCTCTACAATATTTTCTACAATAATATTGTGCTACGCATAATATGATTGTCAATTTCTTTGTAAAAACTCGCGCGCCAAAAAGTATGAATCATTATCAAGGTGAGAGGGATCTGGGGGACGTATGTCCACTTACTAGGGAGGGGTTAAAGGGGAACCGTAGGTTCCCTTTGAGGGGGGACTTCCGTCCCCCTACCCCCCTACCCCCTATTTAAAAAAGTGGCTGCACTCTCCATCCCCTTTTGAAAAAGACTTTTTCTCTCTTCCATTGAATCTACAGCCTTCTTCATCGAACCAATATTCAAAAAAGAACAATGACAGATAATTTCTTGTGGTTTTTCAGTCATAGGTCCATTATTTTCATTTTCCGCACTCAAACTAAAAATTACTTTAAATAAAAAATTCATTATAAATTCAAGCAATGTAGACGATTCATTGATGATGGCCTTTTCCAAATTCTCTTCAAACAAAACGTTTTTAAATCCAAGAATTTCAGCCCCGTTTTTCTGTTGTTCCATACATTGTTTGAGCGGATAGTTACACAAAACGCCGCCGTCAATATAACATTTCTGATCAAAACAAACCGGCGAAATAAGAACAGGAATCGCACAAGACATTTGTAATGCATCAATTAGTTTTAAATCTGGATGGGTTTTATAAGAAACATCGACCAGTTGAAAATCATTCAATTCAAACGTGAAAAAGTGCTGTTCTATTTTGGAATATTCATAAAAATCTTTCAAGTCAATATCTAAAGCCAAATCTTTTGCTTTTAATAAAGGTTTAAACGATTTTTCAAAAAAGGAGCGGTCAAAAATCCCCTTTTTCGTATACGCATCCAAAATATGTTGAATTTTCAATGAAAATACATCTTTCCAAGGCCGTTTAATGACATAATCATCGACCATATCAAAATCCTCATATTTTAAGGAAAAAAGAGTACCGACAATACTACCTGCAGATGTTCCATAAATCGTTTCAATATTTTCACTTTGAATATAATTTTCTTTTTGTAAATGTTCTAAGGCTCCTAAGGTTTGAAACAAGCTAGGTCCCCCTCCAGATAAAACTAAATGTTTGATGGTCATATTGTATATGTTTTTGTTTTGTATTTATATTATATATTTTATAGTTTGTAGTTTTCTTTCTATTTTTTTTTTCTTTTTCTTTTGTATTTATAAATAAAATCGAAAATACAAAAGAAAAATGTCCAATATTTTTACGCTTGAAAATGTTCAAGATTTCTCTGAAAAAATCAGCATCGACGAACTTTATGAAAAAAAACGACAATATGACTTGAATAAACTCGCACTCTTTAATAAAATTTTGAATCGTATTCACGTAAAAATCAAGACCACATCGCGTCAAAAAATGGACGAACAATTCTGCTGGTTTCTCGTTCCAGAAATGATTATTGGTGTTCCAAAGTATGACCAAGGCGCTTGCATTGCTTACATTATTGATAAATTAAAAGAAAACGGATTTAATGTTCGTTATATTCATCCGAATACTCTTTTCATTTCTTGGCTTCATTGGGTACCTTCTTATATTCGTACCGAGCTGAAAAAGAAAACGGGGATTGTCATTAATGAATACGGAGAGAAAGTGGGTCAAGAAGAAGATGATCAAGGCTCTCAAGAAACGATGACCGTTTCATTCAAAGGAACCAATCAAAATCAAAATAAACCGAAAAAAGAGTTTGACTTGAAAGATACAAATGAATTTATGTTGAAAGGTTTATCAAATGCGAATACAAACGAAGATAAAAAACAACTGAAGAAAAACTATAAACCCATACAAACCTATCAACCTTCGGGAAATTTATTTTAGATTGGGTTTTAACAAGGATTTTAACCAGGATTTTTGCTCCACTTTTTTTTAAAAAGTGGATTTTTAAAAAGTGGATATATATATATATATATATATATATAAAGGTATAAGTATATTCCAAGATTGAATGAACAAAACAAAAAAAAGATCTCTTCATTCAAAAACGAAAACAAAGAAAATCTATTCCAAAGTACTACCGAATCTCACCAAAGAACAACAAATGACCATCTGTAAAAAATTCCCAAATACATTCAATACTTTTCAAGATAAGTTTAGTAAAAAATACGATGCCAATATGAAAGACCCAAATTTTAATCGAACCCGTGAATTAATGAGAATTTACGACGAATTTATGAGAATTCCCAAAAATATTAAACCGAATACAGATTACTATACCTGGGTGAATTATATTTGGTTAAATAAACCACAATTATTAAAAAAAAATGAAAAATACATTGTTCAAATCGACGATTTCCGTTTGGTTCAACATAAAGTTTACGGTCAACTTTTAAATATTGTCAAAGAATACATTCAAAACAATCATAATGAAAAAGCAAAACAGATTAATAATGTCTATCAATCCTTTTTAAAATTAAATACGAATGAACAAACCCAACAATATGCTTCTGATTTCGTTCAAGAAATCGATGAATTAAGGAAAAACAAACAAAATCTATGGAAATTAATGGCATTTTTAAATAAAAATGAAACCATTTCTTATGCAGCTCCTTTTTCTTGGTCATTAAATCCAGATGATAAACAACCCGACATCTTACGTTGTTTTATTAATTCTCCTCAACTCAGTCTATTGGATATTAGTTGTTATTTTGACGATGGTGAAAAAGTAGAATATAAAAAAAGTGTTCGCACTCATTATTTTCAATATCTCCGGGATTTATTTAAAAGTGTTTTTGGCGAAAAACATGAATACAAAGTTCACGATATTTTTGACGTGGAAGTTGAAATTATTAATTTTATGATTTGTGAAAAATTCAAAAATCAACCAAACAATTATAATCGCGTTACCACAGAAGAAGCCGAAAATAAATACGATTTCGACTGGAAAGAATTTGCCAAAGAATTAGGTTTCAAAGAAACACCACGTTTTTTTATTACAGCCAATGTAAATTACATTGATTGCGCTTCCAAAAATCTATTTGAAAACTGGGACAATGAAAAATGGCGTACTTATTACGTTTACATTTATATTCGTCAATTAACACGATGGAATAAAACGAGTAATGAATTATATTATGATTTTTTTGGACATTTCTTACGAGGTCAAGAGGGAGATTTAGAGCGCGAATTACGTCCTATTTTCGCATTATGTTATTCTTTCAATACCTTTTTAACCAATGAATATGTCTCTCGTTATGAAAATAAAGAACATATTCAATATGTCAAAATATTAGCAGAAGATTTAAAAACCGTTTTTACACGGATTATTCATCGTAACAAATGGTTACAACCTATTACAAAACAACACGCTCTTAAAAAACTTCGTTATTTTAAATTTGTCATTGGTTCCCCCAAACTTTTAAGGAAAGATCCTTTGTTAAATTATTCCGCCGATGATGCTTGGGGTAATTTAGTAAAAATCTCCTTATGGCGATTTCGACAAGCCATCCATTTAGAGGGTAAAAAGGAAATTGATATTCCAGTTATCGACTGGGCAATGAATCCGCCAAAATTAATTGGTACACAAGCGTATGTAGTAAATGCAAGTTATACACCTTCAAAAAATAGTATTTATATTCCTTTAGGATATATTCAACCTCCTTTCATTGATTTACAAGAAAGAGGAATTGAATATAATTTAGCACATATCGGGAATACGTTAGCACACGAAATGTCTCATTCGTTAGATGATTGGGGAAGTAAATATGATTTTGACGGTAAGATGAATGATTGGTGGACCAAAAAAGATAAAAAAATATTTAAGCGAATTCAGGATGATATTATTAAAGAATATGAGGTATTTGCTTTACGAGATGGAATTCATATGGATGCTTCTCTTAGTATAGGCGAAAATATGGCGGATATATCCGCTTTAGGTATTTGTATGGAATATTTACAGGATTTTCAAAATAAGAATGAAGATATTTTCAATATTCGTGAATTATCTTTTAAGGCGTTTTTTGTTTATTTCGCCGTTCAACAAAAACAGAAAATTAGCAAACGCGCAATTAACGCTCAATTAAATACCAATCCTCATCCTTTAGACAAATATCGTACGAACGTACCGCTTTCTAGAAGTTCTACCTTTAGACATTTTTATAATGTTAAAGAGGGAGATGGAATGTGGTGGCATACAATGAATAAAGTATGGTTGACATAATTATTTTATTATCCTTTAGTATTTTTTTTGGTTTTTTTGGTTTTTTTGGTTTTTTTAGTTTTTTTAGTTTTTTTTGGCAAAAACTTTAGTCATTTATTATGTTTTTAAATATTTATTTTTCATATTTATTATTTTTTTTTATCATTGTATATTATATAAAATGGCATCCCGTAGAATGAAACGTACCGCTGCTATGCGTCGTAAATTAAAAACCATGAAGAAGAGAGTCGTTAAGGCTGCTTCTCGTGCTGCTTCCAAAGCTGCTCACAAAGCTGCTTCTGCCAGTAAAATGGCTTCTGCTGCTGCCTCCAAGGCTGCTTCTGCCACTAAGTCCGCATCTGCCTCCAAAGCAGCTGCCGCTGGACGTATGGCATCTGCAGCTGCCTCCAAGGCCGCCGCTGCCAGTAAAATGGCTTCTGCTGCTGCATCAAGAGCCGCTTCCGTTGGACGTGTTTAAATGTAGGGGGATATACATCCCCCCTACGACCCCCTCTTTGTTAAGGGCGATGTTTTTTGGCGCGTGAGTATCTACAAAGAAAAAGAAAATAATATTCTGCTTTGCAAAATATTATTTTAGAGATGGTTGTTGATCCCGCGCCAAGTTAATTAAGTAAAAAGCGAGGAGGGGGTATCCCTCCCTCCCTACGGGACGGACGGAAGGGGGATTCCCTACGGGATCGCCCTTTCCAAATGACTCAATTGATTCTGAGTCGTTTCCAAAATCTTTGTTTCAACAATTGCCTCGAACAATTTCAATCCCTTCACATAATCTTCTTCACATTTCACATACAATTCCATAATCAATCGCCTTGTTTGTTCGGTAAGTTTATTCAACCCTTCTTCGGTCAATTCCGGATTGATTCTCACTTTTTTCTCTCCAGAATAAGGATCTACTACAAAATGAAAGATCTGAAAAACAATCGATAACAAACCATTTTGATTTTCATTGGTATTCAAAATCATTTCTTTGATATTCATTGCATATTGATAAAAGAGAGAAGAGGCGCCTTTTTTGGTTGAACCACGATAACTTTTTTTAAAGGGGGCATCGGGACCTTGACAACCTTTCTCTCTTCCATACAAATTCAATTTGATATCACTGAATTTGGTGATTTCTGGAGGCATTTCTTTATTACCTGTAAAAGCAGTGTAAAATATTTTTAAATCTTTTTTATATTGTATGGCGGTTTCAGATGTCATACCTACAAATTTTCCTGTAGAATAATCATATTTATCATAATATAATTCTTCTAATTCTTTGATCCCAGGTTCATCCATTAGCGAATTCAAATTCATCTCAGAATTCATTGAACAAAAATCTGGATTTACATTGATGTCTCCTGAAGCATCCATTTTATGATAATCTTGACCCCTTTTCAAAGATTCGATGCGATTATCACATAAATTCCATTTCATCTTGGTTTTTACACTGGTAGGTATTTGATGTTTATCGTATATACTTTTACGAACCGTATTCCCTGTCGCCGGATCTTTATATAAATAGACTGGATTGATGGTGGTTAAAATGGCTGAAAAAATATGGGCGATTTTTACATAAAATTTGGCGATTCCAATACAAACCCGTTTTTTTTTAATTGTCTTTTGTTTATCTTGGGACATATCTAAATCGTCCAATTGATCTTTATTTAAGAAATAGACCTTTTTTTTAGTCATATCATTGACTTCTTCGCCATTTTTGATTCTTTGTTCTAAATACTGAACTTCTTGATGATTAAAATAACGGTCAATAATATCTGAGGTAAGAACCACTAATTTTTCACAATATTCTTTTTCTGATAATTTTCTCAAACTCTGAAAATCAGCCGTTAAAATATACTTGGAGGCGATGTAATCAATGGCATCATCGAATTTTTGAAAGGATTGATTCGTCGACGTATTTTTTTGCGATGAAGTAAAATTTCCCATTGTATTGTATTTTATATTATATTATTTAAATATTATATTAAGGGAACCTACGGTTCCCCTATGACCCCTCCCTTTAAAGGGAACCTACGGTTCCCCTTTGACCCCTCCTCTTCATTCTTTATCTTATTAACTCGGCGCGGGCTCTACAACCATCTCTACAATGATATTTCGCAAAGCAGAATATCATTGTCATTTTCTTTGTAAATACTCGCGCGCCGAGTTATGCAATTATATCCATCCCCGAAGGGTTCGCTTCGGGAGGGAGGGGTCATAGGGGAACCGTAGGTTCCCTTAATATAAAATTGAATTGCATATATATTTTCTTTCTTAATAACATTCACCTATGTTATTAAGTAATTTTCAGGAAGAACTCGGTTCTCTCAAATTAAATCCAAACTCTTTATCTTTGAAAAAAACAAAAAAAAATAAAAATAACTTTGTCGATAAAACAAAATTATGGACCATCTTTGACCGTGAAATTACTTTGGATGGAGAAGAACAAGAACAAAAAGACCCTTTAGAATGTATTTATCGTTCTTGTGGTAATCGTGAAATGTGTGAAACGTGTCAATCCAGTCTCGCCTTTTCAGATGAAGGATTTCTTACTTGTACCAATCGTAAATGTGGTATTATTTATAAAGATTTAGTCGATCATTCTGCAGAATGGCGATTTTACGGTGCCGACGACAATCAACACGGGGATCCAACCCGTTGTGGTATTCCAATAAATCCGCTTTTAGAAGAATCTTCCTACGGCTGTAAAGTATTATATAGTGGGGGAATGTCTTACGAAATGCGAAAAATTCGTCGTTATACGGAATGGCAGACAATGCCTTATAAGGAAAAATCACAATACGACGATTTTCAAGTAATTACCAATATGGCACAAAACGCCGGAATTCCTAAAATGATTATCGACGATGCCATTTATTATCATAAGAAAATATCGGAATACGAAGTTAATTTTCGCGGTACAAATCGTGATGGGATTTTGGCTGCTTCCATTTATATTTCGTGTCGTATCAATAATTTTCCAAGAACCGCCAAGGAAATTGCTAGTATCTTTCGTCTAGATGTGACAAGTGCAACAAAAGGTTGTAAAAATGCATTGGCGATCATTAATAATTTGGAAAAGGATGTGATTAATAAAGACAAAACTAGTTTTTGTAAAACCAAACCGGAGGATTTCATTGAGCGTTTTTGTAGTAAATTGAATATTAATGGCGAACTTACGAAAGTATGCCAATTTATCGCAATGAAAATCGAAAAAGAGAATTTAATGCCGGAAAATACACCTCATTCGATTGCGGCTGGAATTATCTATTTTATTTGTCAAGTCTTTCATTTGAATGTGAATAAAAAAGATATTAAAAATGTCAGTGAAATCAGTGAAGTAACGATTAATAAATGTTTTAAGAAATTGGAGAAAAAAACGACGGAATTGGTTCCCGTCGTTATTCTCAAAAAATACGGGGTTTGTTAGCGAGAATATTATTTATTATATAGGATTGGTTTTTATTCTTATTTATTTTTATTTTCATTTTTTTTCAAAAAGATACTATATTCATATAATTGGCTATTCACATTTTTTAAATCTTCCAAAACTTTTTCTTTCTGTTTCTCTTTCGTTGAATAAGGGACGATAATAAAATCCTTTGATTTTTCTTTTTTATCTTTCTCTTTATCTTCTTTTTCTTCTTTTTCTTCTTTTTCTTCTTTGTCTTCTTTGTCTTCTTTTTTTTTAAAAGAATAACCAATATCTTCATACAAACGTCCATCTCTTCCACATTGATCTTCGTTTTCACGAGCGTGTTTTGCAAAAGAATATCTCATCAAATCCAATTTATTTCCAAATAATTTACATAATCCCAAACCGCTTCCCAATTCATCTTGACGAAAAGATAAATAGTTTTTGTACAAAGGCGATTCCATAAATTTTGTATTGGTAGAATTATTCAAACTTGTAAAATAAATATAATGTTTACAATGATAACATAATGGAGGTGGATAATTTGATCCAGTTAATACAATTGTTTTTTTTTTCTTCATAAATTCGGGTAGGTCTTCTTCTTCAAAGGAGCGGATTGATGTAGCAAAAGAAGGTTGTGCTTTTTTTACAGATTTACGTAAAGTAAACGTTTGAAAAGAATTTACTTGGAGAACAATGAAAACAAAGACAAATTTTAAGACAAAGGCGATTTTATACATATTCAAATAGGATGGTTAATATTATCCAATTCTTAAAATGAAAAAACGATTTCAATTTTTTACACCTTTAGACATTCTAAACGCAGACCTTTAGGGTCGGCAGGCGGTTTAAAATCTTCAACGGTGTAATTGTCCAAAGGTGTATAAGTTCCATAACGAAAAATAATTTGTTCCGTTTAATTAATACAAAAACAATCATCCTTGGATTTATGTGTGAATATCAAAATCAGAACCATATAGAAAAAGTACCCAAAAAAATATTCATTGTCCCTTATCGAAACCGTATCCAACATAAATTCTTTTTTAGTAAATATATGACTTTTTTATTAGAAGACCAAAAAGAAGATTATGAAATCTATTTCTCACATCAGAATGACGAGAGAAATTTCAATCGTGGGGCGACAAGAAACATCGGGTTTTTAGCCGTAAAAGCCAAATATCCAAACCATTATCGAGATATGAATTTTATTTTCAATGATGTGGATACCATTCCTTTTAATAAAATATTCAATTATGAGACGACGCACGGAAGTGTGAAACATTATTATGGATATACGCACGCGCTTGGAGGAATTGTTGTAATGAAAGGCGCGGATTTCGAGAAAATCAATGGATATCCTTGTTTTTGGGGCTGGGGAATGGAAGATAATTGTTTACAAAAACGGTGTTTGGAAGCCGGCTTCGAAATTGATCGCTCGGACTTTCATCCCATTGGAAGTCCGGAAATGTTACAATTGTTTGATGGGGTAGCTAGAATCATAAGTAAAAGAGATCCTTTACGTATGAAAAACGACCAAGGAATTGACGGTTTGAAAACCATACGGAATTTAAAATATACGGTAGATGCATTTTCTTTAAATTCCAATGATAATATTTATGTTGTGGAGAATCCCAATATTTTTTATGTGAATATTACACAGTTCTTTACCTATCACGCATTTGAAAGAGACCAGTATTATAATTATGATTTACGTGAACCGGCCAAAAAAATCATTCATTTGGATGAATCTAAACGTAATTATAATTCAGTCAATACGACCGACGATTGGAAACATATTCCTAGTCGAGATAGTCTTGTAAATGTGCAACAAAAACAGCCTCATCATCAGCATCAGCCTCAACAAAATGTAAGAAATGTTCATCCTTATTCCCCTCAATACGCACGTGTAAACAATATTCCCCCAAGGGCATCAATGTCCGCTAACGTTCAATTAGGCGGAGTTAGAAGGTTTTAGATACGCTCTCAGGTAAGTAAAATATTGATTAGTTTGAGCGCAATAACAAAATATATTGTATTATTTTGTTGTCAATGAATGATTTTTTCTTCAAATAATGATTCAATATATTCAATCATATTATTATAAGTTATTAATATTTCTAATCTATCTTCATTAGACATATTATTTATGTCTCTTAATACTTCTTCATTAAAGGATTTCATATTTTTTATATGGCAAATATATTTATTCAATAAATCATCATCATTATTATTATTTTTAATTGATTCGTCGTTTTTTATTTCTTTATGATGTATTTTTATAGAATTTCCCATATAATTATACTTTTACACCTTTGGACATTTAAAACGCCGAGTCGGCGTTTTAAATGTCCAAAGGTGTAAAAAAAAGTATCGCAAATCCACTTTTAAGAAAAGTGGAGCAAAAATCCGAGCATATTAATATAGATTTTTACAGGGTAGTTTTTGCTCCACTTTTATTAAAAGTGGATTTCCAAAAAGTATATATGTATTCACTATAATTGTTTTGCCGTTGGCTTTTTTTCAAAGGTATTTTTTCTTGGGCCTCCCCCCATAATGGGATACATACGGTTTCATAGATTTCTTGATTGATATTTAATGCATAAATTCCACCCGGCTGTAAATGCTCATACGTTTTTTGAAAAAGCGGTTTGTAAAAGTTCTCATTCATCAGTATTTTGAATGAATTCTTCTTCTTTTTTTTCTCTTTCTCTTTTTCTTTTTCTTTTACTTTCTCTTTTTCTTTTTCTTTTTTTTTCTCTCCAGATGAAAAATCTGGTTGATAAGAATATATTTCCAAATCATAATAAGGTGGTGATGTAAAAACCATATCATATTTCAAAGTAGAATAATCGATTTTCAATGCATCTTCAAAATAAAGTTGGATGTTTGTTTTTGTCCCCTGACTTTTCAAGAATTCCGTCATTTTTTGATAAGGTTCCATCAAATTTTTATTGGAATCGATGCCAATATAATTGGCAATATTCAAAACCGATGCCGCAATTAATCGCCCGCCCCAACCACAAGTGAAATCGAGTACGGACGTCGGTTTGAACCTTGTATAGACTTCCATTGCCATTAAAGGACGGAAAATATTAATGGCGCTAATACAAATATTATATACTTCTTTATAGACTTTATATTCATTCTTTGTATTGTTTTTATTTTTCACGTCTTGGTAGTATTTCAGCATTGTTTTAATAAATTTTTTTTGTTTCAATGGATTCTCCGGATCCAGACTCTTCATATTTGCTAAAAAATCATAATAACTAAGCCCATATTTTCCTTGTGTATTCAGCCGTTCTTGAAAGGTAAAAAAATCGACGACGTCGTTTCCAATACGGCAACGGGGCGATTCATTTTGAGCATTTTCTCCAATGTTTTTCAAAAGTTGGTATTCTTGTTTTGCGTGTTCCAAAGAAATCGGTTTAATCTTCTCTCCAATGTTGACCTTTTCCAACTCTGTATATTTTTCTTTAAGCATTGAATATATTGAAATGGAGAGAAAAAAACCGGTTTCTCTCTTTATTGATTCTTATAAAGGATAATTCAAAAATTAAAACTTAAAAATATAAATAAAAAGAAAACAATGACCGTTCCTTTACAATCCATCCAAGATATCCAACATGTTTTTTATATTAATCTGGATCATCGAACTGACCGTAAAAAACACGTCGAAGAGCAATTACAAAAAATTGGAATTCGGTCCGATGTGGTAGAAAGGTTCCCTGCCATTCGACCGGCAAAAGGCAATGGTGCAATTGGTTGTACAATGAGTCATTTACGTTGTCTTCAAAAAGCTCAAGAGGCCGGTTGGGATCACGTATGTATCGTTGAAGATGACATTGAATTTTTGAATCCCGAATTATTTATGAGTCAAATGAATCGATTTTTAGAGAATCATCCTGTATGGGATGTCGTTTTACTTGGAGGAAATAATGTCCCGCCTTATCAGAAAATCGATACGACTTGTGTTCGTGTTGGCTCTTGTCAAACAACGACAGGATATTTGGTAAAGAATCATTATTTTGATACTTTAATTCAAAACATCAAAGAAGGTTTGGGATTCCTTCTTCGAAGTCCCGAAAAACACGTTTTGTATGCCATTGATAAATATTGGTTTCATCTTCAACGTCAACACCATTGGTATTTGATTATTCCTTTGACGGTTACTCAACGTGCGGATTATAGTGACATTGAAAAAAGGCCGACAAATTATCAACGAGTGATGACGGACTTGGACAAAAGTTACCTTAGTAGGGGGGTAGGGGGACATACGTCCCCCCTTCCCTACGGGATACCCCCTCCTCGCTTTTTATAAGATTTTTTGGCGCGCGAGTTTCTACAAAGAAAAAGAAAATAATATAGTGCTTTGCGAAATATTATTTTAGAGATTGTTGTAGAAACTCCCGCGACGAGTTATCAAGGGAAAAGCAAGGTGTGGGTCTCCCGTAGGGCGGGGGACTTCCGTCCCCCTACCCTGTAAAAAAGTTGTCCGTCTGTAATTTCATCATATTTTCCTTGAAAAAAGGATGTAAATAAAACCCTATGGCATAATCTTCCAAATATTCATTTTCAATCTTCTCTCGTTCTTTAATCAAGTTTTGAATGGCTTCCAAAGAGAGAAAATAAAAACGACCGCTACAATATTTGGTTGCATAAACCGGCAAATATTCCGGTAATTCAGGATGAATTTTATAATATTTTGACAAATAGGATTGAGGTACATCCACGACATTTCCCCCATAATGTGCCTTCAAGTCTTTTGATTTTGCATTTGAAAGCAATCCTATTAAAATATCAAAAAATTTTGGTTGAACCAATTCTTGGTCATCATCCGTTTTAAAAATATATTTAAATTCAAAGGTTTTGACAACCGCATTGTAAGCGGCAATCACCTTTTTTGGGAGGGAATTATAGTCGTCCGGGGTTTTTACAACGAGTTTTCTCTCCTTTTCATCAAAAGAAAACTCATTTTCTAAATTGGGATCTCCTAATACGTGATAATAAGTCAATTGTTTAGGTAATGATTTTAACCAAGTATCGCGTTGTTGGTCAGCTTTATAAGTGTATCGGTAACAATTCATAATTAAAAGAATGAAATCTTGGGTTTTCAATCGATCAATAACTTGCATTTTGAAGTTGCTATGTATTTCAATATAATGTAGAAACTTTATATAAATATAAATATAAATTTATTATTTATATTTATATCCAATGAAAGAAGTAAAGACTACCTTTTCCACTTGCTGGTATCGATTAAAAGCCAAATTCGATGCCACGATCTATTTGACTTGGATTGACAATATGTTGAAAAATGTGAATCAATATTATTTGATCATTTATTGCGACACGAATTCTTATTCCGATTTGGAAAAATATGCGTTTACCAATCAACAAATCAAACTCGTCCTTTTTCCTTTGGAAAAATTCCACGGGTACCAATACAAAGAATTCTGGCTACAAAATCATCAAAAAAACCTTTTATTGAATCAAAATACTGGTTGGGAAGTCAATATGCTTTGGAATGAGAAAATATGGTTTGTCGAAAATACCATTCGAGAGAAATATTTTGAAACTGATTATTATGGTTGGTGTGATATTGGATATTTCCGCGGACGCCCAAATGATTTACCTTCCTCTTTATATGGATTATGGCCCAATAACGAGAAGATTTCTTTATTAGATAAAACAAAAATTCATTATGGGTGTATTAATAATGACCAAGTATATTTACAAAGTTTACATCAGTTGATACAAAACGTCGATGTATCCAAGAGAGAAATTCCACCCTTCCAACTTTCGGTTGCAGGTGGCTTTTTTATTTTAGCCAAGGAAAAAATGGATTGGTGGAAACAGGAATATGAGAGAAAATTGGAATCCTATATTCGTGAAAATCGTCTGGTAAAAGACGACCAAATTATTATTATTGATTGTATTTTTTCGAATTTCAACCTAGAAGAACATTTTATTTTATATCAGGAGAGAGAACCCGAATTCGATAATTGGTTTATGTTTCAGCGTATTTTACTATAAATCGAAATAAATCGTTATTTTTCAAAATAAATAATGATATCGATTGAATATAATACAAAATAAAATGTCGGTCAAAATATCGATTCTAATGCCGATTTATAATGGTGTAGAATTCTTTGAAGAAAGTTTGAATTCTATTCTCGAGCAAACTTATGAATCTTGGGAACTTATTGTAGGGGTAAATGGTCATCAAGCCAATTCATCCGTTTATCGTACGGTATTGGAAGTGATTCAAAGAATAAAACATAAAAAGGAAAAAATCAAAATTTATGATTTTCAAGAATTAAAAGGAAAAGCGAATACCTTGAATGAAATGAAGAAATATTGTGAGAAAGATTCGAGTTATGTTGCCATTTTAGATGTGGATGATATATGGCATCCTGAAAAATTAAGGATTCAGAGTCCATTTTTTGATAAATATGACGTCATCGGAACGAAATGTGTTTATTTCGGTGAAATGGAGGGTGTAATACCAAATATTCCGGTGAGAGATATTAGCTCTCTTGATTTTTTTTCCGGAAATCCAATGATTAATAGTAGTTCGTTGATCCGTAAAGAGATTGCTTGGTGGACGGATGAATTTTTAGGTCTAGATGATTATTATTTATGGTTACAATTAAGAAAAGAAGGTAAAACCTTTTTTAATTGTGAAGAAGTAGTAGTAAAACATCGAATTCATAAAAAATCCGCTTTTAATGCAAAAGGAAATCATCATCGTGTAAAAGATTTATTATTGTATTTTAAACCTTATGACGCAAAAAATTTTAATATAATCTAAATGAACATTCTCTAAATGAACATTCTCTAAATGAACATTCTCTAAATGAACATTCTCTAAATGAACATTCTCTAAATGAACATTCTCTAAATGAACATTCTCTAAATGAAATTTAATTTATCGTTATTTTAAACCAATTTTTGACGGGAAATAAATCTTCTGTATCTATATTACTTTTTTTAGGTCCAAACCAAACAGAAGGATAACAAATGATTCGTTCGTTTGATTGATTCAAATACGCACCCCACCAACTAAATGTACTATTTGCAATAATATTATATTTACAACAGCTCATTAATAACATTTGTTCCCAATCATTTAAATGGTAAGGTGTTTTTATAAATTCTATCAAAGGAAATGTTTTTTTAAGTTTTTGTATCATTAGATTCACTTCATCAAAATCTTTTTCTTCATTAAAATACAAAACGTATAAAAGAGTATTTATTGGATGAATTTTTCTATCTCTTTTTTTAGAAACGTTACCTTGTAAATTTTCAACAGGTAAAGATTTTATGTTTTTTAATATAAAACCAATACTTTTTTCATAATAGTCATAGGATAAGATATTATGATGTTCTTGTAAATCCTTATAATCACCAATACGAAAATGCATACTCATCGTATTTTCTAAATTCGGTAATTCGAGTTTCAAAGCTTTTTCTCTTATTTCTTGTTTGAATCGATTAAACCCAACCATTTCATAAATTTCATCCCAGAACCGTTCAAAGTATTTCGGGCTTTGAAAATAACCAAATAATAAAGTAAGGGAATACGTTTGATCAAGAGAAGGAAAAATACTTGGTAGTGGTTGATATAAAAATCCGGCCTCTCGAATGATTCTTTGTTCCTTAAGAAAGCCATCGTGAAATGTATATTTTTTAAGGGATTCTAATAAATTGTCCCAATAAGTGAGTCGATGCGTAATCCCGTAAGAAGTCTGACTATAAATAAACCCGAAATTCTGTTTTTGTTCGAGTGCATACGCAATAGTCGTAAAAATCTGGAAAAGCTGATTGCCTAATCCACCCATAATTTGACAAGTAATCATTCTTTTTGATTTATGATTTATTATGTAATCTATTTGAAATAACTTTATATCTAAATATCTGTAATAAAATCAATATATAATATAATTCGATCGTCATTTGTATGGTTCATTAACGAATGTGTAAATTCTGGATTAAAGATAATCACTTTTCCTGGTTGTTGAATGACCGTTTTGTTATTCACGATTAACGTACTTTCACCGCTTATACATAAATGATAAGCCAATGTACCAAAACTCGGTCCGGTTGCGTCCGTATGTGGACTAATTACACAGTTTTTATGAACCAGACTAAAACCCGCGACATTAATTCCCCCAATCGATTCTAAAATTTTGGTTGTATTTGGACATATCTTTTTTGTTATTCCAGGACAAGTCGTATCTTTAATCATTAATGCATAATTCGACCAGTTATCCGTCCAAGCAGGGATCCAATACTTATTTTCATTCTTTTTAATAAATTCATTTATATGATCAATATTATCATTCCATTCTTCTTGTTTACGTTTTATTTTATCTGTGATCGATAACTGATGATAAACATTTAAACATTCCTTTTGAATCATCTCAAAATTGTCTTTTAATATTTTTAATCTTGAAAATGAAGATGGATCATAAAATTCTTTATTTTTATCATTTTCATTCTTTAAGGATGGGTTATAAAAATATTTGTATATATCACTTGAAAATATAGTATAAATAAAAATAGTTAGAGAAAGAATCATTAAAATGAGAATCATTGAATTCATTTATACCATTGAAGATTTTAATTTGCCTTTTTATGGCGAATTAAAATCGTAAATCTGGGTTGTTACTGATTAATTACCCCGTCCGGAAAGAAAAATGAGACAAACTCATTTACCTTTCCGGACAAGTCGCCGACAGAAAGAAATTATGGGGACCCAAAACGTCCCAATTTTCTTTCTGTTCGGTGTAATTCTATAAAGATGTAATAAAATTTTTATGTTTCACACTTCTCAAGTGTTCAGCCCGTCCAGCACATCGAACATTGGAACCACATTCGCACGCAAATGTTTCCTTTTGGTTGGCTAATATTTTTTCCTTGTTTCTTTGATACCAATCATCTTTGTAATTTTTGATTTTTTCCTTGTTTTCTTCTACATAAATTTTGGTTTGTTCCAATATTTTATTTTTATTTTCTTCATAATATTTTTTGCATTGTTTTTTGATTTCTTCTTTATGGATTTCATTATATTTATTCCTACTTTCTTTACTTTTAACGATATTTTTCTCTTGTTTTGGTTTCTCCACATCTTTTTCAAAATTTCCTTCCTCTTTTTTCTCCGTAATTCCTTGATTTTCATACAAAAGATGTTTTTTTGAATGAAAATGTCGATCTTTATTTCCAAAGGTATATTCGCTTCCGCATTCACATTGAATAATTTGACCCTTTTTTTCTTTCAATTCCGTTTGATGGATTTCTCTCCATTTCTTTTGCATAGAAGCAATTTCTTCTTTGTTTTCTTGACGATATACTTTTTGATTTGCCGAGATTTGTTCTTTGTTCTTCTCATTATATTCCTTCAAATAATCCTTGATTTTCTCTTGATTTTTTCCCGCATATTCTTTCTGGTATTTCAGTTTTTCCTCTTTATGTTCTTCGTAGTTTTCTTTTGCCTTTTCCAAGATTTTCTCTTTATTTTTCTCATACCATTCTTTTTGTTGGTCTTTGATTTTTCCAAGATGTTTTTGAATATAATTTTTTATTTTATCACAATTGATATTACGATAAACTTTGGCTTTTTCTGCCATTTCTTCTTTATGTAGAATTCGATAGATTTTTTGATATTCTTTCGTCGTTTTTCTACCAGGAATTTTTATATTCAATGATGAAGAAAGTAATTGAATCCAGTAAGCTTCTCTTTCCCTCGCTTCATTCACATTGTCACAAGGGAATTGTTCAATTCCAACCATTTCCCAATTCTCCCATCCACCATTAGCTCGAATGTTTTGATATATTTTATAATGATGATTTGGTTGATTTGGATTGATACAAGAATTTTTATGCATACGATAACGTTGTCTAAAACACGTGGTATGACCAATATAAGTATCAATAATTTTCTCATCTTTACATTTAATTTCATATATGACGGTATTTAGGTAATCTGCTAAAGTATTTGAGGTCATTATTTAATAAGTTAACATATTTTTAAATCAATTTCCAAACGAATCTAAAATTCTTCGGAAAATTCGAATATGTCTTTATTTTTATTTTTATTGGCGAGACCATAGTCCGATATTTTTCTCTCGAAAAAGTTTGTTTTTCCCTCAAGACTAATCAACTCCATAAAATCAAATGGATTACTGGCGTTATAAATTTTATCGTACCCCAACTGTAACAATAATCGATCGGCCATAAATTGAATATATTGACTCATTAAACCCGAATTCATCCCGATCAAACGACAAGGAAGAGCGTCACAAATAAACTCGATTTCAATTTCGACGGCTTCTTTGATGATATCATAAATACGCGATTTATTAATTTTCTTCTGTAATTTAGAATATAATAAAATAGCAAATTCGGTATGAAGCGCTTCGTCCCTTGAAATCAATTCATTCGAGAAAGTAAGCCCGGGCATTAGTCCGCGTTTTTTCAACCAAAAAATACTACAGAATGCTCCGGAAAAGAAAATCCCTTCAATACAAGCAAACGCCACTAGACGCGTAGCAAAACTACTTCGGTTATCATTAATCCATTTTTGTGCCCAATCCGCCTTCTTTTTAATACAAGGATAATTATCAATGGCACTGAAAAAACGCTGTTTATCTTCATTATTTTTGATATAAGTTTCAATGAGTAAACTATAGGTATGCGAATGTATATTTTCCATCGCAATCTGGAACCCATAAAACGCTCTTGCTTCCGAAATTTGTACATCTGACATAAAACGAACCGCTAAATTCTCCAAGACAATTCCATCACTCGCCGCAAAAAACGCTAAGATCATTGAAATAAAATATCTTTCCTCGTCATTTAATGTTTGCCAATCAGCGATATCTTTCGTTAAATCGATTTCTTCCGCACGCCAGAAACAATCGACCTGTTTTTTATACATTTGCCATATGTCTTCGTGTTGAATTGGAAACATTACAAACCTATTATGGTCTGGTGTTAATATTTGTTCTGTATTATGTTTGGACATCCTAAATAATATATAGCAAAGATTTTATATTTGTTTTTTTAAACAATTGTTTTTGAGGGGATTTGAAAGAATAGAGGAAAAATACAAACAATCGATAAAAATATAATCATTTGTTATTATAACACTCCTTAAAAATGAAAATCGAAATGGAAATCATTGAAAAAAATAGAAAAATACAAGAGAACGATTTACGAATGGTTCCTTATAGCGATAACGCCTTGGAAGAAGATGTGAAGATAATGACTTTATCTGAAAGAGACCAATATGTAATGATTATTGAAAATGAAATTCAAAAGAGGAGAGAATTATTACTCAAAAAACGCAAACATTTAAAAAAAGTAAGGAATCAAAACGAGTTTTTAGAAGAAGTCATAAGCGATTATGGAAAATATTATGATTATATCGTGGAACAAAAACAAGAGCAAATGCGTGCGTTAGATATGTTAAACAAATATATTAATGGACTCATTGAAAAAGAGAATATGACTTCGGAAAATTTGAAAGATGCCAAGAAAGAACAAAAGAAAATTATTTATGAAATAAAAAAAATCAAAAAGGGTTTAGATTCTTTCACTGAAAAATAAAATAAAATATCTTTTTATTTATATAAGTTTTTCTCGAATGACTCAACGAAATACAATGAATTATACTGGAAGTTTAAATTTTATGACTCCAAATTCTGGTAAAAAGTCTGATAGTTTTTTAGCAGATTTTAATCAAAGTTTAAAAAATTTGGAAAGTGTAGTGAATGATAATGAAAATAAAACCGGGAAACTGAAACAAAGCCAACAAAAAGTAATGGGTTATTTGAATGATTTATCCAATCAATTGAAAGAATTAAGTCAACGATTACCTGAATTAAGAAATGTCATTGATAATCAAGATGCGATGATTGCAAAACATCTCGAAACAATGGCAGAGTTGAATAAAGAATTGGATGCATCGAGAGAAGAAATCGTTGCATTAAATCGTGAAAAAGAGGATTTGGAAAAACAAATCTCTCAACAAGAAAAATTATTGAATGAAATCAAACAACAAAATGATCGACAGTTGGCCGAAACCAGTCAAGAACTTGCGGGCTTAAAAGAAGAATACGCGAATCTTCAACAAAGTGGGAATCTAGATCGTGAAAAACAGGCGGAATTAGCGAGAGAAATTCAAGAAAAAATGAGGGAATTGGAGGAGGTACAAAAAGAAAATGAACAAATTTTATCGGAAAAAAAACGTGATTTAGAGGAATTAAAAAACCAACATACCAACGTATCTGGCGAATTGGAAAAAGTAATTCAAGAAAACAATCAATTAAAACAAGAAAATAAGGATTTAATTGATAATATTAAACAAGCGACAGTTATTATCAATAGTGTCGTCAACAAATTAAGAGTGATTGCCAATGATCCTGATCTTTTAGAGAATTTTAATCCTAGTGAAATTACAGAATACATTCGATTAATTAGTAATTCATTACAAGGAACCAAATTTACTGGAGGTAAATTAGGTCGTCGTCTTCATCGTTATAGTAAACATAAAAAAGGGAAAAAGGGAACGAAAAAAACAATGAAAAAACATAAAAGAAAAACAAAAAAAATGATTCGAAAAGGAGGATCAAAATGTGGAATGATGCGAGGCGGGTTTATTTATAAAACACATCGTAGTCGTAAATCATCGCGTTCTAGAACAACTATTTAATGGTCTAATGTTTACATAGCATTCCTTTTAACGTGGGATAATATTCGTATTCTTTTGCTCGAAAAATTTCTCGATTCAAAATGGATTGGATCGACCGTCGTTGATTCCAAATTTCCTTTTGTTTGGAATAAACCTTTTTCCAGGTACGTTGAACGATTCGTAGCCAAAACGTTTTAATGATGGCAATCGACTCTCCGCCTTTGGGTAAAATGATTCTCTCGATAATTTCGGGTTTGATATATTTATAATTCCTTTGTGGATTGTTTTGAATGATCCTTCGATAATTTTCAATGGGATGATGAATGTAAAAATAAGTTATTCGACAAATTCGACTACTATAATAATAATTTAATCGTTCGCATAAATCTTTGATTGCATCAAATTCTTCATAAAATTCTTGAATCTGGATTTCATTTCTCATAAAATAATGATGATACATTTCTGGACTACTTTGGCCTTCAATAAAACCGTGTATATTTTCATTGAATAATTCACATATTCCCAATACATAAATGGATTGATTCATTTTTTATAATATTTGAATTTTATTATTTATTATCTGTTTATGAAAGACCGTTTCTTATTTCAATTTTTAGAGAGATAGAGAAAGAAAGAAAGAGAAAGAAAGAGAAATATTTTTAATTGTATCCATAATATATAATAGGTTCAATGAATATCAAAATCCCCAAATTTTTAACCAACAAATATGTTTTATATTTAGTCGTTTTCTTAAGTGTTACGAATATGTTTGGATATTTAGCAATGGCCAATATCAATGCCCTTATTTATTTTTTAATCATTGGACTTGTGACAAGTATTTTTACACAAAATATGTGTATTATTCTACTTTCTGCTCTTATTTTATCGAATATTTTCATTGCCGGGCAAAGTTCTTTCGAAGGGTTTACTGGTGAAATCAATGACGAAGAAAAACAAAAAAAACAAATGGTAAATGAAGACAAAAAACCACAAATGATAACTCCTCTTAGCAGTGATGAGGAAGCAGTCGATTCTAGTATTCCTGTTATAGATAACGAAAACCAACCTAATAATTTTGATGAATCATTTGAAGTTAATATGGGAAATGGTAACAAAAAAAAATATCCTGTAGATTATTCTTCGAGTATTGAAGATGCTTATGGACCTTTGGACAAGGATGGAATCAAACGTTTAACCGAAGATACTCAGAAGTTATTAAAACAACAGCTTCAATTGGCGGATGTAATGAAAACGATGGCTCCATTGATCAATAATATTAAACCGTTGATTGAACAAAGCAAGGAAATGATGGATGGAGTTGGCGGATTGGATATGAAAAATTTAGGGGGATTGGCTTCTTCTGCAAAAAGTTTTATGCCTTCTACAACGAATTAAATCGTTAACTATATAAAATGATATTATATTATACTTTTTTTAAAAGCATAATATAAGAGAGAATTGAATTATGAAAATAATGAAAAAATGCCCTCCCGGGGTTTTATGTATTGAAAATATGACGTTAGCTTTTGTTGCTCTTGCATTATTTTTGATTTTATATTTTATTTATAGTATCATTAAAGTACCCGTTTCTACCAATGTTAAATTGGATAATCATATTACGGAAAAAGTGATTGTTCAATCTCCTCCTTCACTAGGAAGAGGAAGAGGAGGATTCGGGTTTCTACCAAGTTATCCTTATAATAATTTACCTGGCGATGTTCTATTAGATCCTTATGTCCCTCCTTTAAGCGACGAGAGATATTTTGTTTCAGCACCGGTAGTACCCATTAATATTTCTACAAATATCGGCGCCGTAGATACCAATTACCGACAAGTGGGTATTTTAACTCCCTTAAATACCAAAGGGGAAATTCTCTCTTTGATGGGACGACCGTTGTTTGTAAATCGCGATAAATGGCAGTATTATACGATTAGTAACCAGCATAATAATGTGAAACTTCCCGTTTCAAGGGCCGGGCGAAGTTGTACCAATGAATACGGATGTGATAAATTATATAATGGAGATACCATTTTTGTCGAAGGATATAATGAGGCTTTCAAAGTGACGATTTATGATAACGATACCATAAAATATCTACCGTAGGGGGACATACGTCCCCCCTACGACCCCCTCAGTAGGGGGACGGAAGTCCCCCCTACGACCCCCTCCTTGTTAAGGATAAATACATTTTCCATTGATAATTCGGCGCGAGATCGACAATCATTTCCACAATGATATTGTGCTACGCATAATATTATTGTTATTTTCTTTGTAGATACTTGCGCGCAAAAAATGCAATGTGGGGGTCGTAGGGGGGACTTCCATCCCCCTACTGTGGGGGTCTCCCGGAGGGTGGGAAGATGTACATCCCCCTACTGTGGGGGTCTCCCGGAGGGTGGGAAGATGTACATCCCCCTACCCCTAGTAAAAATAGTAAATAAATAATTCAAGAGAAAAATTCCAAGGATGAAAAAAATACAAATGATAAAAGTCATAAAAGTTTCACTTGTAAAGAAATTTTCCAAATCATTTACATTTTTATTAACATCGTTCTCTTTAAAGATATCATTTTCATTAAAAGCTGGAGTATTCGATGAACCGGTTGGTTGACACGAAATATAAATATCGGTTTCTCCAGTATTTGGACCCAAAGGATTATAAAATAAATGTCCACCGAACATTGGATTGTTCGATGGTTGAATCATTGAACTTAATAGTTGTAAGGTTGGTTGTGTGAGAGAAATATTCACAGTTTTATCATAGACGATAAAATCCCCTTTAAAAAGATTACTTTCTCCATAATAACTATAAAAAGGACCACTTGGAACAATTTTTTGTAAAGTGAAATTTGTAATGGATAAATTCGTTTTTCCTCCATTGGAAGGCGCTTTTTTCGACATTTCCGTAATGATATCTGTCATTAAACTGGCGGAAGTAGACCCAATTCCAGTAGTCTGTAAAATGGGAATACAAACATATAAAGGATTGCCTCCCAATACAGGAATATTTTCAATGACGATTTCTGCGGGTACATCCTGGCCATTCCAAATATGGAGAGAAGGACTAAATAAAGAAAAAGAAGCTACCCCATATTTCATTGTATTGTAAGTGACTGGAGGGACTTGGTTTTTTTCTGTGATAAAGGTGATTTGATTCTGATTGTTATTCCCAATTAATAAAGTTTGATAATAAGAGAATTGAAAGGAACATTTTTGATCACAATTCGCAAAAATATTGGATTTAGAAATATTAATAGGTGTTTTTGTTGATACGGGGGGTTTAGTAAAAACATCTGTACTCGAAGCATCCAAAATCGGATTAATAAGATTTTGATTGGGTTGAAAAAAATTTGTAAATTGTGTTTTTTGATACATCGAGGCCTGATTAACCATATCCATGATTGATGACATAACTATATAAATATTATATTATAATTATATAGTAATAATAATATAAAAATGACTCATTATTTAAACCACTTAAATTTAACTAAAGGTAAAATAAGTAAATTATATAAAAAAAAGAAACAGACTTTGAAAAAGAAGCACGGAAAACGTATGAAAAGAGGCGGGCGAAGTTATCGAAAAAAAAGACATTTAAATTTGGCGAACAAAACCGTGAAAAATATGCAAAATGGTGGAGGGATGTTTGATTGGTTTACTGGTCCAAGTAATAAACAAGGAGAGAAACAACCTTTAAATACAAATAATCCGCCTTCTTCTTCTCCCTCTCAAGGACTTTTCTCTCGATTTCCTGGAAATAAAACTCCTGTAATGAATGAATATCAAACACCTGTAATCAATCCGGTCCTTCAACCAAGTGACATCCAACAAGCTAATGAGAAACAAGAAAAGATGAATCAAGTCATTCAAGAGTTACGTGAAAAATTAAAGAGAGAAAATAAATTACAAGATTCTCAACCATCAGAAATTCCGGATGATGATGTCTCAAATATTCCTTTTGAAGAAGAATCAACTAATAAATCGGTAATGAATCCGATTCATTTAAATCAACCAAGTACGGAATACGGAGAAGAAAATCAGGATACAAATGGTTCTTCGTTAATGAATCCAATGCATTTTAAAGAATCAAAAACCAACCCTTTTCCAGAAAATCCGGTTCTACCTCCACAAGCAGATGAAGAAGAGGAAAATTTGACTGCAAGTACGGAATACGGGGAAGAAATCCCAAAGACGCCAGAAGAAGTTCCTGTTCCTCAAGCAAATGCAATCGAATATCATCCAGTTACTCCAGAAGAAGTTCCTGTTTCTCAAGCAAATGCAATCGAATATCATCCAGTTACTCCAGAAGAAGTTCCTGTTCCTCCTACCGATTCTTGTGAATATTTAAATGAAATTGAAATACCGGAATCTCATTGTTTGGATACAAAAGAATATAGAAGTCTAGCATTGAAATTACATCCTGACAAAAATCCAAAATGTTTAACGGAAGCTACTAAAAAATTCCAGGAATTAAGTAATAAAAAATGTAAAAATGAAGATGAAGATGATAAAGTAACCCAAGAAGAAGAACAAGAACATGAAGAAGAAGAAAAAGAAAAAGAACCAGAAATTATTCCTGCACCAGAAGAATATCACGAAGTAACTCCAGAAGAGGTTCCTGTTCCACAACAACAAGAAGAAGAGGTTCCCGTTCCACAAGAAAATTTAACTTCGAGTACGGAATACGGAGAAATTCTTCCTGAAACTCCACAAGAAGTTCCTGCTCCTTCGGTTAGCCCTGCTCCTTCGGTTAGCCCTGTTCCTTCGGTTAGCCCTGTTCCTTCGGTTGTTCCAGTTGATTCGTTTTTTAAAGATGAAGAAACAAAAGCCCCTACTGAATCAACCGATTTTTATTCAACTGGACCAAATAGTACCTTTGATCAAGAAGACCAAGAGATTTCTAGAATGCCATCGACCGTTTCCAATTCTTTTCAAAATATCATTGATTATATTTCTGATCAAATTGTTAGTAAAATATCAAATGTTTTAGGATATTCTTCAGGTTCCAATGAAGATAAGTTACAAAACGGATTTATTGCCAATAATCTAAATAATCGTACCATCGGAGTAGGGGGTCAAAAGTCTACTTCTTGCAAAACGCGTAGAAATCATAAAAAAGCAAAGAAATCAAAAGGTACACGAAGATTCCATTAAACCAATAAATGAGTTGAATTATATATAAATATTTGTTACTGTAAAAATATAACAAATATTTAATTTACGAAAATGAAAACCTTATTTATAATGGTGATGCGTCGTGAAAGTTATCCAACATTGGTTTATAACTTGGTTTGGTCAAGGTCGAACCACTTTGAACAATCGGGGCCATTTTACTAACTACTTCTTGTTCTAAAGTATAAGGAAACTGATTCCAAGCGGAGAATTGAGAGAACTTTCTCTCTTCGGTTGGTTCGTATTTCTTTAAAGCATCGATTCCAGTTGCGGCAGAAGAACTACGAATTAACGTAAAAGCAACAAAAAGTCCTAAAACCGCTAAAATTGGATTGGCACAACAAAACATAAGAATCACTATCAATAAAATAATAATTTTTCCGTAAACGGTATCTAAAACATTTGCAATAGATTCAGGTGTTTTATATCCCATAATTAAATAAAGGATAAAGAGAATTGATAGGATGGTCTGTCCTAGATTTTCTTTTTTAATTAATTTTGAAAAACTGTCCATATATCATATATTTATATTTTAAAGTAGGGGGTAGGGGGACGGAAGTCCCCCCTACGACCCCCTCCTTGCTTAACTCGGCGATGGATCGAGAACTATCTCTAAAATAATATTTCGCGAAGCATAATATTATTTTATTTTTCTTTCTAGATACTCGTTCATCAAAAAATATATAATTTATCAAGGAGGGGGTCGTAGGGGGGACTTCCGTCCCCCTACTTAAAAATTGAATTATTAAAATGATACAAAGACAATACGATATATAAATTAATCTAACGTTTTTAAATACACTAATAATGAATACAAATATAAATCAAAATCAAAATAAGAATTTAAACACCTACTTAGGAAACAAAGGATACACCATTTCAAAAAGCGAATTGACTTCGGAACAGGTTGAACGTATTAAAAAAGAATTAACGGTCAAACCTTATGTATCCGGTTCACCCGCCAATAATTCTCAAGTGAGTTTTCCGGTATATCGCGAATCCGCCGGTAAAATATATATGCCTCATTATTACGGAATTGAAAAGTTTGGACCTCCCAAAGAGATTCGTGTGAGTGCCGGTCAAGATATTGTCTTAGAATTCAATGGACAACTTCGTGACTACCAAGCACCCGTCGTCGAGAAATTCATTCAATACGTAAAATGCGAGGATGCGCCGCGCGGCGGATTACTCGAATTGCCTTGTGCTTGGGGAAAAACCTCTGCCTCTTTAAATATTTTATCTCGACTCGGGAAAAAAACCATTGTCATTGTTCATAAAGAATTCTTGATGAATCAATGGATTGAACGCATTGGCCAGTTCTTGCCGAAGGCGAGAATCGGAAAAATCCAAGGACAAATCATTGATATTGATCATAAAGACATTGTGTTATGTATGCTTCAATCCCTTTCGATGAAAGAGTATCCTCCCGAACTATTCAATTCCTTTGGTCTAACGATTATTGATGAAGTACACCATATCTCAAGTGAAGTATTTTCCAATACCTTATTCAAATTAGTGACTAAATATATGTTAGGATTATCTGCCACCATGAATCGAAAAGATGGAACGACCAATGTATTTAAAATGTTCTTGGGTAAAGTAATATGTAAAGAAAAACGCGATGATGCACCGGAAGTTGTAGTTCGAGCTATTGATTATTTTGTGGATGACGACGATTTCAATCACATATCCTTGGATTATCGCGGAAATGTACAATATAGTACGATGATTTCCAAATTATGCGAATATAATCGCCGAAGCGAATTTATTCTTCGTGTCTTGGAAGATTTATTGAAAGAAAATCCAAATCAACAGATTATGATTATTGCTCATAATCGTAATTTATTAAAATATTTTTATGAGGCCATTAAACATCGAGGAATTGCTGGAGGGTCGTGTGGTTATTATGTGGGAGGAATGAAAGAGGCGGCTTTAAAAGAAACGGAATCCAAGAAAATTGTGATTGCTACTTTTTCGATGTGTTCCGAGGGGTTGGATATTAAAACACTTACTACCCTTATAATGACTACTCCTAAAACAGATATTGAGCAAACGGTGGGGCGTATTTTGAGAGAAAAACATAGTGAACCGATTGTGGTGGATATCATTGACCATCACGATCCGTTTCAAAAACAATGGAAGAAAAGAAAGACGTTTTATATGAAAGAAAATTATAAGATCCTTCATATCAAAGACCGAGATTACTTGAATTCTACCATTGAATCGAGACCGTGGACAACGGTGTTTAATCCAAAAGAGAAAAAGACGAAGGTGAAAGAGGTTTTGAATGAAGGTAGAGATGATGTTCAAGATTTAAAAGGCACGTGCTTTTTAAAAATAAAGATTTAAAAAAAAGTGGAGCAAAAATCAATCTGGTTTTGGTTTTCCCTTGAGTTTTTACAGAGTGGTTTTGCGCCACTTTTCCAAAAGTGGCTGGCTGGCTTAGTGCCCTCGGGAAGGGAATCCACTATTTGTATAATGATTGTAGTTATCTACGCAATTTACGCAGTTTGATAAGGCGGTATAAGGAGGTGGATTGGCCAAAGCAGATTCGCTTGGTGGAAGTGGACCGCCGGTTGAATACACTTGGGTCATTGGTAAATTATTTTGGTATTGTGAGTATCCACCACGTAATTTTTTATGACGAACACGGTGTCTTCGACTACGTGTTCTATTCTTTACCGTTCTTTTTTTATGTTTACCTCCTGCAAGGAATCTTGATTTTCTACCGCTAAATAAATTCTTGATACTACTTTTAATATTTTTGATTGTTTTTTTTCCTTTCATCTTATATACTTTCACGATATTTTTTATTTTTCTCTTTAAAGTACTTGTCCCACAACATCCTGAACCTTTCTTACCTCCTTTAGATGCGGCACCACCTTTTACAATGGCGTGTCCTGACGCAGCATACACATTATCTTTTACACCATAAAACGCTTTTGGATAATATGGAGGACTGTTAAGTCCTGAGATTTCATTACTTCCAAAATTTGCTGGATTGTTGGAACTCGTTGGATTCACATAGTTCGGGTTGGCATTGCTATACATTGGCTTATCTCCCCATCCTAAAAAAGACATTCTTTATATAACATAACATTTTAAGGGAACCCTGCGGGTTCCCCTATGACCCCTCCGGCTCCCTTCGGGGATATAACTCGGCGCGAGTTTCTACAAAGAAAATGACAATTGTATTGTGCTTTGCAAAATATCATTGTAGAGATTGTTGTAGAAGCCCGCGCCGAGTTATACATAAAATAAAGAGGAGGGGTCAAAGGGGAACCTAAGGTTCCCCTTGGGGAACCCACTTTTTAAATTTCGGATGAAAATAACATTGCATTTTCAAAACTTTTTCTAAATCCACAAACCGATCTTCTTTGTCATTTTCAAATTCTTCTTCATCATCACTTTCTTCTAAAGCATCCAAATTCTCATTTTCTTTAATGTTTCGAAAAAGTCGATTCATCATTACGCTCGTCTTATAGTCTGGAATATAAGCAACATCTACGTATGTATCGTGTTCGTATAAATGATAAATATCATTTTGTAAATCCGCTTTGACATTGAAGAATCTCATTTTGGGGAAAGTTTTTGTTTGAAGAGGGTTTGTGGTATGATTCAAATTGACCTTGAATAAATTTTCTTTTTTAGGTTGTTTTTGCTCTTTATCTATTTCAACCGGTTTTTCTATTTGCGGTTTTTCTAAAAAATTCGCATAGATTACTTTAGTCGAAGGTTTGTTTTCTTTCAAGGAACGAATCAAAATACAATAAATCGTTATTTGATCTTGGACTTGATGGATGTTTTCTAATAATTCCTTCTGAGTTTTTCGAAGAATCGGAAGTCCCCATACGATTCGTGTCGAACATTGATTTGTCATTTGTAATAATTCGTGGATCCACTTGAGTTTATGGATGAAAAACTGATGAGAAACATTTTCATTTTTATAATAAAAAATATCTTCAACAGAAATAAATTGTTTTTTCAGTTGAGAAAGGAAAGTGAAGGTTCCGTAAAAAACGGATCCATTCCATTCATTTATTAAGAATAAGGACGAAGAATTGAATTCATTAAGTTTTTGTACTGATTCGATCTGGTTTCCGCCGTTCATTGATAACTTCATCAAGTAAACATTTCCTTGATGAAACCAAAAAAATGCCTTTCTTCCCTTGGGAATGGCCATTAAGATTTGATCTTGGTTTATATGATTTTTATCATTTATGGATTCATAAACTTTGTTATGAATGACCTTTTCATAAGAAAGTTTAATATTTTTTGGAAATTGTAATAAAAGCGTTTCTTGCTGTTGATTCGAAAGAATATTCATCTATTATCTTTTATCAAGATGTCTTTAAGTTGGTTTCGACTCCCATTTATTTTCTCTCTATGACAAATAAGAAAACTCTGTCTTGGAATCTAAAAAGTCAATACTCGTCGAAGAACTGATTTCCGAAGAACTTTGCATTTGTTTTTTCAAGAAACTCTTTAATTCATCTTTCATGGAATAAGGGTTCTCGCTCGGTAAGAGAGAACTGAGCTCAATAATTTCTTTTTCTTTCTCTCTTTCTTTTGGTTTTATATTCTCTTTCTCTCTCGCACTTGATTGACGATGAATTACATCATAAATCGCCTCATATTTTTCAGTATGAATATTGACTAAATCTTTTATTTTCGGAGTGGTCAATGTATTTTTGAAAAAAGTAATTAAATGATGGACAAGAAAAATAAAAATAAAAGAGAGAATGACTATTTGTATGGACCAAAGAAACATCTTATACTAAGATTTCTAAAAAAACGAATCATTTATTACGTAGAGTAGGGGGACGGAAGTCCCCCCTTCCACCCTTCGGGAGGGAGACCCCCTCCTCGCTGTATTGGATTATTAACTCGGCGCGAATATCGTACAAAGAAACTTGACAAAGAATTGATGCTTCGCAAAAACTCGTTGTGAAAAAGCTCGGCCCGAAGGGTACTGCGCCCCGGGATGCTTGGTTTTTATGTATGTTATTTTTATAATTGTTTTATTATCATCAACGATAATAAAATAAATAGTTATTTATATATTTTGAGACGATAAAAACCAATCATCCCGGGGCGCAGTACCCTTCGGGCCGAGCTTTTTCACAACGAGTTTACGCGAAGCGTAAAACCCCATTGTCAATTTTCCTTGTACGATATTTGCGCCGAGTTAACAAGATAAACTGTCATCAGGGGGATGTAGGGGGGACATATGTCCCCCCACTAAAAGGATTTAAATAGAATTTCTTATTATTAAATATCTATCCCAAAAGAATAAATGGCCAGTCCTAATCCTCTTGCACTTACCGTGTTAATTGTAGAAAAACTAGGAAATGTAAAAACCTTATCAATTAAGGATTACAAAGAAGAAGAATTATATAAAAAATGTGGCTTCAAAAAGGCAGGAGATTTTGTCAAACAAACCGAATGGAAAGTCAAACTCGATGGCAAACAATATTTTGTGACTTTATTTGGAAAAATCGAAGGAAAAGCGGGAGGAGAAAACAAGTATGATTTTCCACCTCCTATCGACCATACTTTATTGTTTGGAAGTTGTTCTTTAGTCGCGAAACTACAAGAAAAAGAAGGCGATGATTCCGTTTACACCAATTTAAGTTTAGAATTATGGAATAAAATCTATGAAAAACTATTTGGTGGTTTTGAAGATTTGAGTGCAACTTATAAGGAAGACGAAGAAGAAATTGACGAATTGGTTTTTATTCCCAAAGAAAAAAAAACCAAAAATGGCTACTTGAAAGACGGCTTTGTCGTCGATACCAGTAGTAGTGATCCGGAGGAAGATTTAGAAGAAAGTAATGAATTCGAAGATGATACTGAAGACACGGAAGAAGAGGAGTTAGAAAATGTAGGAAGCGAATTGAGTGAAGAGGCCTACTTATAAAGTAGGGGGACATACGTCCCCCCTACGACCCCCTCCTTGCTTTTTATCTTGTTGACTCGGCGCCAATATCGTACAATGAAACTTGACAATAGGATTTCACGCTTCGCAGAAAACTCTTTGTGAAAAAGCCCGGCCCGAAGGGGTTCGCGCCCCGGGATGCTTGGATTTGAATGTATTATTTTTATATTATTTTATTATCATATATGGTAATAAAATAAATATTTATTTAAATATTTTTGATACGTTGCAAACCAAGCATCCCGGGGCGCGAACCCCTTCGGGCCGGGCTTTTTCACAAAGAGTTTTCTGCGAAGCGTGAAATCCTATTGTCAAGTTTCCTTGTAAAATATTGGCGCCGAGTTAGTAATCTAATATAATAATCCAAAACAACAAAGAGGGGGTCGTAGGGGGGACGTATGTCCCCCTACTAGAAAATTGATTTAAATACTTCTTCCCAAAGATAAATATATATACATTATTACAACTTTAAATACCTTAAAAAAATGTCACTTAATATTCGTATCCTTGAACATCCAGAAGTCTTTCGTGAACGAATCGCTGAAAAAATCGACATCTTGCTAACCTCAAAAAAAGAGAGCATCAATATGGAAAAGGCCATTTATAATTATACCTTGAAAGAAGCCACTTCCAAAAAAGTAATTAAAAAATGGGACAATCCCATATTTATTCAAATTTACGTGAATCATTTTCGTAGTGTCTATTTTAATTTAAAACCAGTGTTGATTGAAAAAATAAAAAACGGAGAAATCCTTGCTCAACAAATTCCTTTTATGACCCATCAAGAATTACATCCTGAAAAATGGTCAAAATTGATTGAAGCCAAAATAAAACGCGACAAAAGTAAATTCGAAAACAATGTGGAAGCTTCTACGGATACCTTTACTTGCCGAAAATGTAAAAGTAATAAATGTAGTTATTATGCGTTACAAACCAGATCGGCGGATGAACCGATGACCATTTATGTAACGTGTTTGTCGTGCGATAATCGATGGAAGACCCAATAATTAAGGGAACCTAGGTTCCCTTATGATCCCTCCTCAATAGGATAACCTCCTTGCATTTTCCCTTGATAACTCGGCGCGGGCTTTACAACATTCTCTAAAATAATATTTCGCAAAGCAGAATATTATTTTCTTTTTCTTTGTAGAAACTCGCGCGCCAAAAAGCCAACGCCCTTAACAAGGAGGAGGTATCCCTCCCGAAGGGTGGAAGGGGGGACGTATGTCCCCCTACTAATATTATGCGTAGCACAATATCATTGTAGATATGGTTGTCAATGCCAGCGCCGAGTTAATAAGGTAAACTGTCATCAGGGGGTATCCCGTAGGGAAGGGGGGACGTATGTCCCCCTACCCCCCTACCCCCCTACCCCCCCTACCAAATTCATTAATAAATACGATGAAAGCCAACATTGTCAATATCCATAATAAAAGTTCAATGACCCAATCCCAATTTTCGTCCATAATTCTTATTCTTTCTTTCCATCGAAGGTCTAAATCTTTTTTTTTATTATATTCATAAAGATAATATCGAATTGTTTCATCCGGAAATTCTCTCCCTACCTTTCGAAGAAACATTCCCATCTTATTTTGTTTCAAGGCATCTTGAATAAAGATACGATTTTCTGGAGTATCGTGTCGAAAAACATAAGGACTCGTTGAACTCGACATTCTTGCCCAATCTGTTAAATGTGTCACTTCACATTGAATACGAGGCAACAAACCGTACACCTTGAAAATAATGGCAAAAATACTTTCATTCGCCAATCCACCATTACAAACCAAATGATACAAATCTTTTTTTTCTTGGATAAATTTCTGAAATAATAAAACGTGTTCTCTCTTGATTACAAACCAAGGAGTATTTCCTAAATGGAGATCCTGAGGTAATAACATTAAATTTGCTCGTTTATGATAAAAAGGATTCCACCAAGCAAACCGCCAAGATAAAAGTGTGGTTCGGTAATTCTTGAAAAAAAGATATCGGAACCGTCGTGGAGAAATAATTGGACAACACGAATCCGTCAATAAACAAAACCATTCATTTCTTGGGTCCTTTTTGTAAGCGAATGAGAGAAGATTCATATACGCCGGAACGACGTGTAAATAACTTGTTTTCACAATATATTCAGGGTCAACTAAATGGGATAAGATCCAAGGAGACTCGATTTTGCTTTTATTCTTATAAAAAAAATAGACATTGATAATATCTTGATTTGGTTCGATCCATTCTCTCCAAATCATTTCTTTATTTAACACGTGGTCATAATTAATGATGAAACAAAGAGCTACTTTGGGTTTGGAAAGACTGGAAGTTACAAAGGAAATAAGTTCGTTCATTTTTTATTTTTGATTATTTGATTATTTATTTGTGATTATTTTTTATATAATCGTATAAATATAAAATGAATATACTATTTAAATATTTTTTTTTAATGTTTTTATTTGCAAATTATTCATTTCATATTCAAAATGTAAGAAGATTTGCGATAAATAAATGGTATTTATCTACAAAAAAAACAGGTCGTTGTATTATCAATAAGAAAAAAGATAAAAAACAGGTCAATGAAGAGAATGAAAACTACTTGATTCAAAATTCGTTTTTGAAAAATAAACGTCTTATTTCCATCTCTCCTGGAGGATTCAAAGGTTTTTATTTATTCGGTGTTTTATCTTTTATCAAAGAAAATTATGAGACAAGCAATTTCATCTATTCAGGCGCTTCTGCTGGTGCGTGGAATGCCCTTTTTATGTGTCTAAATGAAGAAAAAGGTAAAGAAAAAGGTAAAGAATCTTCTTATTTCAAAACTCTTATCACGGATGAAGAATTGAAAAAAACCGCAACAATCTTTGATTTTGAAAAAATAATAAAAACCAAGTTACTTTCATATTATAAAGGTAAAGATGAGTTATTCGATTTTCGGCGTCTTTTTATTGGTGTAACCAACGTCAATGAAAAATATCAATGGACAACTACTATTTATAATGATTTTGAAAATTTAGAAGATGCAATTGATTGTTGTATCGCCAGTTCTCATATACCTTTTATTACAGGAGGAATGATGAATCGATACAACGACCGTATCAATTTCGACGGTGGATTCAAGCAGAATCCTTATTTAAATATTAATCAATCTGTTTTACACGTATCTCCTAGTATGTGGATAAAAATAAAGGAGATTATGAAAAAAGAAAATGGGATTCCAGTAAAATCAAAACCTTCTTTTTTTCTTAAGATTCAAAATTTTCTGAATCAAACCACTCTTTTCAATAAAAATGATTATGATTTTTTTCAATTATATCAAGACGGATATAATGAAGCGAGAGAGAATAAGGCGATCTTAGATGATATACTAGGTGGGGGGATATACATCCCCCCTACGACCCCCTGATTGCAGTTTATATTATAACTTCGGTGCGGAATATACAACAATTTCTACAAAAAAAATGCAAAGCAAAGATTTTTGTCATTTTCTTTGTAGAAACTTGCGCACCAAAAATACAAATTATTTATATTCCCTTACCTACCGTAGGTAAGGGAGGGAAGAGGAGGGGTCATAGGGGAACCCTAGGTTCCCCTACTTTATAATAGTTCCAAGTCGCGTAAATTCCAGTACTCACACGTTCCATTTGACAAAGGGCGTCGAATAATAAAAGGGATTTTCTTCTCTTTCAATTCCAATTCTGCAATCATAGAACCTTCAATCAAATTCTCTGGGACTTTAATAAAAGGTTTAGCACCACATTCAATTTGCTTGGCACGTTGACCTAAGACTCTTGCCTTTTCAAATTTTGTTAAATAACTAGCCGTTCGATGAAGCGGATCAATAATTAGTCCATTTTTATCTCGCACGATTTTTGTTAATACCGCGATCTCATCATAATTATGAATGGTAGACTCCGGATGAAAAGTCATCAAATAATTATGATTGATGTCCGCGTTAAATTTCTGTAAATAATTTTCATTTTCATCTTCGTTATCATCGTCAGAATCAAATTCTTGTAAAAGACTATTTTTTTTTATATTTTCTTCTAATAAAGTATTGGAATTTGTATTTATTTTTATAAGATTTGTTTTTTTATTCTTTTTTGTTTTTTTTATTTCGTCATCATTTTCTTCTCCATTCTCATCAACCTCAATATCATCATCATCATCATCTAAATCATCATCCGTGTCATCATCATCGTCTTCTTCTAAAATATCATTTTTACCAATAAAATCTGGGTCTTCTTCATCATCATCATCATCTTCCTCAACTTCTTCATCATCTTCTTCATTTAAAATTGGAGTTCCTAAATTTGTCTTTTTTACAAAAGAAGGTAAATTTGGTTTTAAAGACGAATTTTTTGAAAATATTTCTTTTTTATCTTCTTCTCCTATCGAATCATTTGTACCAAGGGAATCATTATCACTATATTCGTCGTCGCTCATTCTTATATTTACTAGCTAAAATCTATTTATACTTTAAATAAATATAAATATATTCATTCGGTTTCAATTTTTTCTTTTTGTTTCTTTTTGTTTCTTTTTGTTTTTTTTTGTTTTTTTTTGTTTTTTTTGTTTTTTTTGTTTCTTTTGTTTCTTTTTATTTTTATATTTATGCTATACCACTACTTTGAACTGCTCCTATTTGTGCATCCAATTGTTTAATCAATTGATTAAGAAGTTGAAGTAATAATCCCAAGGTTGCAGCAAAGGACGCAGAAGTAGGGGTTAAGGGCACTTCAATTGTTGCATCGGTCACTATTGTTCCACTCGAATAAAAAGGTGGTTGAATTGTACTTGTATCAATTGAAAATTTAATAGGTATTTCAATTAAACCATCTCCATCTTTGTTTGGTACAGTAACAGTAATCGTTAATGTAGCTTTAATGACAGTTGTCACTGGATTCATTTCTCCTGGATTCAAATTTGGGTCTAAATTGGTAAGAAGAGGCTGAATCAAAGAATCAAATAAACTTAAGAACGCATCTGTTAACGTATTCCCAGTAGAACTTCCAGATGAAGAAAATGTGCGAACAAAATCATCAAGGTCCGGTTCATCAAGAGGATGATTACCTGGGGTTGATGTACCAGCTCCTTCTAAACTAGATGATGTGCTTACACTACTACTATCTACCCCAGTCCAGATATAACCAGAATAATCAACCGCAGCTATTTTTTTACCATCACTACTGATTGCGATTGAAAACCAACCACTGTTTGGAATATCAGAAGAACCAGCAATTTGATTTTGTGCCGTCCAATTTACACCACTATTAGTTGAAATATAGATATCACCACCACTCAGAGTACAAGCAGCTAATATTTTACCATTACTACTACTTGCGAGTCCCGACCAATATCTAGCACCTGCCTTTGTTTGTGTTGTCCAGTTTACACCACTATCCGTCGATGTATAGATATAACCTATAGTACTAGCCGCAACTAATTTTGCGCCATCACTACTACTTGCAATTAACTTAAGATAAATATTTGTTTGTTTTTTCCAGTTTACACCACTATCTGTCGAGGTAAAAGCATAACTGTTAGCACCTGCTAATTTTTTACCATCATCACTACTTGCGACTGACAACAAACTACTGTCAATATTACTTTGTTTTGTCCAGGTTTCACCACTATTTGTTGAAGTATAAACATACTGACCAGCATACTGATCAGCACCACTAGCCACTAATTTTTGTCCATCACTACTACTTGCGACTGTTTTCCAACCTATAGAAACGGATCGTTGTGTCCAGTTTTCTCCATAATCCGTCGATGTATAGATATAACCACCATCAACAACAGCCACTAATTTTTGACCATCACTATTACTTGCAATTGCTTTCCAATTTTTATAACCGGACTTTGTTCGTTCTGTCCATTTTACACCACTATCACTCGAAGTATAAATATAACCACCATTAACACACGCCGCTAATTTTGTACCATCACTACTAGTTGTGATTGCTATCCAATCTCTAGAACCGGAGTTTGTTTGTTGTGTCCAGGTATATCCCATTTTTATAATATAACAAAATATTATAAAAAAGAAAAAAGAAAAAAGAAAATTTCTAAATAAAACGCACATATAAAAACCGATTTAAGTCCAAACAGTATTACAACTAGAACATAAATATACATATTTCATATTTTCTTTTTATATTTTTATATTTATTTATTATAAACCAACATCTTTAATTGCTTCTACTTGTTCATTTAATTGTTGAATCAATTGATTAAGAAGTTGAAGTAATAATCCCAAGGTTGCGGCAAAGGATGCAGAAGTAGGGGTTAAGGGCACTTCAATTGTTGCATCGGTCACTGTTGTTCCACTCGAATAAAAAGGTGGTTGAATTGTACTTGTATCAATTGAAAATATGAAAGTCTGTATAATAAACGCATCTCCATATTTATCTGGTACAGTAACAGTAATTGTTAATGTAGCTTTAATGACACTTGTCACTGGATTCATTTCTCCTGGATTCAAATTTGGATCTAAATTGGTAAGAAGAGGTTGAATCAAAGATTCAAATAAACTTAAGAACGCATCTGTTAAAGTATTCCCAGTAGAACTTCCAGATGAAGAAAACGTAAACAAAAAATCATCAAGATCCGGTTTATCAAGAGGATGATTACCTGGGGTTAATTTAGCAACTCCTCCTAAATTAGCAGCACAACCAGGCATTTTTATAATATAACAAAATATTATAAAAAAGAAAAAAGAAAAAAGAAAAAAGAAAAAAGAAAATTTCTAAATCAAACGCACATATAAAAACGATTTAAGTCCAAACAGTATTACAAGTAGAACATAAATATACATATTTTATATTTTCTTTTTATATTTATTATAAACCAACATCTTTAATTGCTTCTACTTGTTCATCTAATTGTTGAATCAATTGATTAAGAAGTTGAAGTAATAATCCCAAGGTTGCGGCAAAGGATGCAGAAGTAGGGGTTAATGGCACATCAATTGTTGCATCGGTCACTATTGTTCCACTCGAATAAAAAGGTGGTTGAATTGTACTTGTATCAATTGAAAATATGAAAGTCTGTATAATAAACGCATCTCCATATTTATCTGGTACACTAACAGTAATCGTTAATGTAGCTTTAATGACACTTGTCACTGGATTCATTTCTCCTGGATTCAAATTTGGGTCTAAATTGGTAAGAAGAGGTTGAATCAAAGATTCAAATAAACTTAAGAACGCATCTGTTAAAGTATTCCCAGTAGAACTTCCAGATGAAGAAAATGTAAACAAAAAATCATCAAGATCCGGTTTATCAAGAGGATGATTACCTGGGGTTGCTGCATAAACAGCAGTCACATTACCAACTGTCTTGGTTGTCATTCTTTATAATATAGAAAAAGATTATAAATCTTTGCACATTCAAAACGCCCACTTTGTGGGCGCTTATGAGTGGCAAAGGAAACAGTTACCACGCACTTTAAATGTGCGAAGGTGTAAAAACGTTTACATTTTTCTAAATCAAACGCACGACTAAACAAAACAAACCAAAACAAAAACCTCTTTATGTCCAAACCGTATTACACGTAGAACATAAATATACATATTTCATATTTTTATCATCGTAACGAATATAAATAATTTCACGTGCTTTCTCTTTGGTATTGGTCTCACACTCCGCGTTGGGGCATAAAATATTATTAATACGAGGTAACGTCGGGTCTAATTTCGTATATTTATTAATCACGTGGTGAAACGACTGTTCCGATTTCTTCAATTGAGTTTTCGACACACAAACATTTTCCGTGGAAATGCTGGCATCTTCGTTTCCGCAGTGACGACAGTAATAAATCAATTTATTTGTATCATTCGCATTAATACGAATATAATACATATTTTGACAAACAGAACAGAAATGCATTTTATAATAAGTAAATACTTTTGTTTATGTAATTTATTTCATACTTTTTAAATGGTTTCAGATTGTTTCAATTTTTTGATGCAAAGATCGCTTTATCAACCGTTGTCCGAACACAAAAGATACGATGAGCAAAAATCCCTAATAAAAATACGAAAATGAATGTATAAATCAAAGAAATTTTTGGAAGAAAAAAATGGATGATGAAAGCGAGTAATACTGTCAGTAATACATCCACCACGGCAATATTAAATATCCGGTAAGAATGCACCCCTTCTCCCGGTTTTCCAAATATATCTTTATATTTACACAACATTTCTATACTAAAGTTATATTTTCTTTTTCTTTTTCTTTTTCTTTTTCTTTTTCCATTTTATTCTCCAAATTTGACTTGATTTCTTTCAATCGCACAACGGTCAAAATATAATCCACCGAAACACTCATATTATATAAACTCGTGGTAATGGGAAAACCAATAATTCCCGTTTCTTTCATTTTTTTCTCTCCAAAGGCCAAAAGTCTTTCATAATGTTCTAAAAAACTGGTTTTTAAAATCGATTCAAAGAGTTCCATTGGAAACGAAAAATAAACCCCCGATCTTTTCTCCAAAAGATCGCAAACCGCAATATCCAGATTCGCATATTCAATGATTCTCGTATATTTATCAAAATCCTGATGCGTTTTATGAACCCCTGGTTCATTCAAAAGCGGATCCTTCGAAAAAAGAGTGCAAAGAGTAAGTAAAATAGTTGTCGTAGTTTGACAAGCCGACCATTGATCTCCGTGCCACGTATTCAAAATACTGACACATACCTTTCCACATTTATATAAATTGGGGTTAAAACGCACTCCCCTCCCATTCGTTAAAAAAGTGACTTTGGGAGGACTGTATGGGTAATCGACAGGATAATCAAATTGGAAAAAGTAATAGCCGCCAAAATAAGGCGTATCTTCCGGACCAATGATAAGGGCGTAGCCCTTCAACATATCTTGATCATCGTGAATATAATGAATCCCATTTTCAGTCAACGGATTTTTAATTATTTGTTTGACGTCTTTGAGAAGCCTTGTAATTGTATCTTTACTAATCATTTTGTTAGAGGAAGACATTTTCTTTCTTTTTAAATAAAAAATTATTTTATGTTTAAACCATTTTTATTTGTTGTTTTTCTTTTTTTCTTTACACCTTTGCACCTTTCAAACGCCCAAAGGCTCGCCCCGGTGAGCCGGGGCTTTGCGATTTTATATATCATTATTCGGCAAAGCCGAATGATTGAATATAACAAAGGCGATTTATCGGTTGCAAAGTAACAGTTAATTCAAAGATGCCCAAAGGGCTCGCCCCGAGACCGGGGCTTTGCGACCATTGAGGTCGGCATTTGAAATGTTAAAAGGTGTAAAAAAATTGAAATATTTTTCCATTGATAAAATAAGTAATAAAAGAATTTAAATACTTGATCATTTTACACCCTTAAAAAATGGAAAGAATGAAGTTTACACATAATATGAAAATTTTACTCATCGATGCAGAAAATAATATGGTAGAAGACGACGAATTATTATGTATCATAAAAGAAAAACTACAACAGCCTTTTACCCAAATGATTATGATACCACTCATTAATCATCCGTTGAAAGTAATAGTGAAATGGGAATGGAAAACGTTAACAAAACTACAGTCCTACTTTATGGGGGATTTATTCGCGTGTACTTCTCATAGTTTTGATAACATTACTTATCAACATACAGAAAAAACACTCAAAGAAATCGAAGTAGAATTGAAAAACAAAGGTTTATGTCATACGAATCATCGAATCCGTTTTCATATTTCCAAAATGCCCGATGAAATATCCTTTTTGAGAGAAAATAATTCCACAATGTAAAAAACTTGAAAAACTTCAATAAAAAACATATAAACCATAAATGATAAGCAACCAAAGTGGTTCGTTATCATTTTTTTTGCTTGGACCCGTTATTCCTAAAAATATTGCAAGTTTTTTCGAGTTTTCAAAAGTGTTTTTATAAAATATTTTTTTCTTTCAAAAAGAAAAAAATTAAAAAAACCAAAATCACTTTTGAAAACTCGAAAAAACTTGCAATATTTTTGGAAAGAAATATTTCAAAATTATATGATTTTAATTAGATTCAAACAAATTATGTATTCATAATCATTTGCTTTAACGAAATAACTATTTTCTCAGTGTAAGGACTGATGATTTTTTTTACTTGATCCGTATAACTATTGATTAAATCCGCAAAAGAAATGAAAAGGATGTAAAGACCTGCAGAATAACAGACTTTACGGTCTAAATCCGTAAAGGTAATTTCATATTTTCGATAACTGTTGAATCGATAGATGAGAAAAAGGGCTAAACCAATTTTTACGATAAAATTAAAATTGATGAAAAGAGTTGGTTTTTGTTGGAAAAACCCGAACAAAAACAGTACGACCGTAATTTTTGAAACCCAACCAAAGTAGTGTAAGAAGTTGGTTTCAAAATTGTAAAATTTTTTATTATCAATTAATGGATCTTTTACTTTGGACATTGGGAGAGAGAGAGAAAATGAATATATATATATAGCCACTTTTTAAAAATCCACTTTTTAAAAAAAAGTGGAGCAAAAATCCAGGGGGGAAATCCCTATAAAAACAAGAGAGAAATCCCTTTAAAAACAAGAGAGAAATCCCTTTAAAAACAAGAGATAAATCCCTATAAAAACAAGAGAAAAATCCCTATAAAAACAAGAGAAAAATCCCTGGATGGTTTTGCGCCACTTTTCCAAAAGTGGCTAGAAAATTGAAATTCAAAAATCCAATATTTAAAAAGAAAAAAAGAAATAGAAATATCTTGTTATAGTATATTAAGCATATGTTATTATCATCTAAATATACAAATTTGAATGATTTCCTGATAAAGCATAATGCAGCAAAAAATAAAAATACAAATAAAAAGGAAGATGAAGAAAATAGTGGAGTCATTACCCATACGAGAATCGGAAACAAAGAATTGGGGATTTATGGCGGAGCTTATACAATCCCTAAGGAAGAATTGCCCGTTTTCTATGACTTGTATTATCAAGACGTCATCTTGAAGAAAAAAGCCGAATATTTGACGGAGAAACAGATTGATGACGGTCCCTTGTTGGTAGATCTCGATTTTCGTTATGACTATGAGGTGGAAACGAGACAACACGATAATAGGAATATTCTTGACTTGGTTTCATTATATTTAGATGAACTAAAAACACATTTTGTAATGAAACCAGATGTACCGTTCGATGTTTTCATCTTTGAAAAACCAGATGTAAATCGAGTAGAAGATAAAACAATCACCAAAGATGGGATTCATATGATGATTGGAATCCAAGTTGATCACGTGGTTGGTACAATGATTCGTAAGAAAATCATTGATAAAATAAGTGATGTTTTTGAATCACTACCTTTGACCAATACATGGGATACGGTTTTGGACGAAGGAATCAGTAAAGGGACCACCAATTGGCAATTGTTTGGATCGAAGAAACCGAATAATGAGGCGTATGATTTAACTCAACATTTTATCATTGAATTCGATGATTGTGACGGCGAATTTATGATGGATTCGAAAGATGTCAAGGAATTCAAACAGAGTTTGGAAAAGAATTTCTATCAATTATCCGCGCAAAACTCGAAACTTCCAAAATTCGAGATTCATCCGAAAATTCAAGCGGCTTATAAAAAAATGGTGGAAGCTGCTTCCAAGAAAAAACCAAAAACAACTACCAATAAAACGAATAAAACCAATTCAGAAAAAGAGAAAAACAAAGGAGAAAAAGATTTGGAAGATATCAATGTAAGTGATTTAGAAGACGATGACGAAGAAGACAATGAAGAATCGATTTCGTTGAGTGAAATTACCAATGCGGAAATGCTGGAAAAAGCCGTGAATCAAATGTTGAAACGATTGAAATCGAATGAAAGTGATATTTTGGAGACGCATCAATATACGCAGATTTTGCCGGCCAAGTATTATGATCCGGGGTCACATACCTTGAATCGCGGGGTTGCTTTTGCGCTTAAAAATACAGATGAACGTCTCTTCTTATCTTGGGTACAACTAAGAAGTAAAGCACCTGATTTTGATTATGATACGATTCCAGAATTATATGCAACTTGGAAGAAGTATTTTCATAAAAAAGAAGATGGAATTACAAAACGCTCTATTATGTATTGGGCCAAACAGGATGCGTATGAAGATTATTTGAAAGTGAAGAATAATTCGATCAATACGTTTATTGAAGAATCCTTGAATTCAGCGACAGACTTTGATTTTGCGCAAGTCTTGTATCAAATGTTTAAAGATAAATATGTTTGTTGTAGTATTCAAAACAGGACGTGGTTTATTTACAAGAATCATCGCTGGGAACCTGATAAAGGAATGACCCTTCGTATGGCCATTTCCAAAGATATGTTTAATTTGTTTCATTTGAAAATGGAGGAAATTATGAACGAAATGCAAAATATGGAAGATGAAGAAAAAAAGGAATATTTGAGGAATAAAATTAAACAAATTTCGACGATTTCAATCAAGTTAAAAAAGACAAACGATAAAAATAATATTATGCGTGAGGCGATGGAACTCTTTTACGATAAAGATTTTATTAAATGTATGGATACCAATAAATATCTAATGTGTTTCAATAATGGCGTCGTAGATTTTAAGAACAAGATTTTCCGTGATGGTTATCCTCAAGATTATATTACCAAGACAACGGGAATTCGATATGAACCTTATCAACCGGAGGATCAAAAACACGCGACGCTTTCCGTAGAAATCAAATCTTTTATGGAGAAATTATTTCCGATTCCTTCATTGAATCAATATATGTGGGACCATTTGGCTTCTTGTTTGATCGGGGTTAATATCAACCAAACCTTTAATATTTATCGTGGAAGCGGTAGTAATGGAAAATCAATTTTGGCAGATTTAATGTCCTTGGCGTTTGGTGAATATAAGGGGACTGTACCGATTACCTTAGTCACCGAAAAGCGAAGTAGTATTGGTGGTACTTCGTCTGAAATTGTTCAATTAAAAGGGATTCGATATGCAGTAATGCAAGAACCATCAAAAAATACGAAAATCAATGAAGGAATTATGAAGGAATTAACCGGTGGTGATCCGCTCCAAGGTCGTGCTTTGTATTCGGAAAGTGAGACATTTGAACCACAATTCAAACTGGTGGTTTGTACCAATCATTTATTTGATATTCAATCGAATGATGATGGTACGTGGCGTCGTATTCGAATTTGTGATTTCTTAGCGAAATTCGTGGATGAAAATGAAAAACATACAGATGATACGCCTTATGTTTTTCCAAAAGATAAAGACTTGAAAGATAAATTGCCAAAATATGCACCGGTTTTTATGAGTATGCTCGTGAAACGCGTATTTGAAACGGATGGACACGTAAAAGATTGTGATGTCGTCACAAGTGCATCCAATCGATATCGACAGGGTCAAGATGTGATTGCTGGATTTATGAGTGAAATGATTATAAAAACCGAAAATCCTAAGGATCGAATCAAGAAACAGGAATTAACCAATCAATTCAAAATTTGGTATCAACAAGAACAACAGTCTGGAAAATTACCAAAAAGTCAGGAAATTTACGAGATGATGGATAAGAAATTCGGGGTTTGTAAATCGACTGGTTGGAAAGGTGTAAAAATCAATTATTCTTATGCAGAAGAAGCGGATGAGATAGAGGAATTAGACACGGCGATGGGGAAAATGGGATTATAAGGATGAAGGAAATAACAAAAAACAAAAATTATTCATCTTTTTGAAGAGAAGGATTTTCTTGGAATGATTGGAACCAAGAAAATATTTTTTTTTCCCAACCGATAAAATAAGGAATAGTAAAAGGATAAATACATAACAGAATCAAAAGAATGATATAATTTCTTCTAGGAGTTTCCCAAGGTAATAAAAAGAGTCCGATGACAAAGGCAACAATAATAAGAATATAAAAGAAATTAATCCAATGATACCAGTACTTTAATTTGTCAATAAGTTGATTTTCATAAATACTTTTTCGATTATTGGTAACAATCACTCCTGAAGTAATCTCAATATCTTTTTTCAACAATTGGTTTTGTTTGTCAATGATTTCATAAAGATCAAAAATATTGGCATAATTCATTTGTAAAGTGTCATACTTTGGTAGAATGGTACGAATATCCGAAATCTCTTGTTGAAATTTTTGATTAAATGAATTCGTGATTTGTGAAGCTTTCAATTCTAAATCTTGATTATTTGAATCATTTAACATTTGTTATATTATTCAAATATTTTTCTTTTTCTTTTTTTCTTTTTTTTCTACAGTTAAGACATTCTAAATTGAAAGGTCAATTGAAAAGGGAATAGGTGTTAAAACCCGTTAAATTGAACAAAGGATTGTCCACTGGTTGCTTGAGGAGACCAACCTATGGTGACATCTGGTTTTTTATATCGATTCTCTCTTTCTGGTTTTGTAAGCGCATCTATTATTGGATTTGAATCCGAATAATTATTTTCAAAACTTTCTGGATAACGGGTCATTCCATAAATCGTGGAAGAAAGATTATTTGATACATTAGAAATACCACTAATTAAACTAGTAGAAGTATTGTTAATACCTCTTGTAAAATCATCTGAAAACCTAGTATATAAATTGGAAGAATTTGCATTATTTAATAAAACACCATTGTTAGTCGTTGGACAAGTTTTACCATTTGGAACACAAATATTTAGACTGGCATCATATGTAGAATAATCGTCACAACAAGCTTGTCCTTGACAAATGGCAGAAAGATCGTTGGATTTGGTAGAAGCCCAAGGGTCTTTATCATTTGCTTTCGTATCTGGCTTAGGTGCCGTGGAGGCATCAAATTTCCAGTAATATTCTTGGTAATTCATATTATCGCGTAACCACATATAGTAAAGGGCAGGTAACAGATTCCATAAACCAATCAAAATAATCAATAAAAACAAACTGGTAAAAGCCCAACCTGGTAAATAAGCATTATTACGTAACCATACAATCAAAATCAATGGAACTAAGATCCATAAAAGAATTTGGAATATTTTGGTATGATTGGAATATTTTTGCGAATAATAATTATTAATTTCAATAAGACGAACTTGATTGTTCTTTTCTTCTTCCATTGCTTGTAATTTTTGCTTGGATTGATTCAATTCTTGTTCTATAATCGAAATGGTTCGTGTTTGTTCATTCATTATTTCATTCGAATTCGTAACCATCGTTCCATAGGTTTGGCTTAGAGTTCCAAGGGTTTGATAAAGATTAACACGCATTTGAGATATTTGATTTATTTTTTGAATCATTTCATTTTGTTGCTCAGGAGTTAAATTCTGATTTTGTTCTAAATTACTAAACATATCCTGTTCCACTTTCTGTAAAGATTGAATATCCATCAATATTTGGGTTGTATTATCTTGAGGTGGAGGAAGAAGATTAGTAGACATTTATTATGATATATAAATTATAAAAAGATTATTATTGTTTTTTCTTTGTTTTTTGTTTGTTTGTTTTTTATTGTTTGTTTTTTATTGTTTGTTTTTTGTTTGTTTGTTTTTTATTGTTTGTTTTTTATTTGGTATTGATTACCTTCAAAGCAATCACCGCAACACCAAGAAGTAGAATCGAATATAATAAATAAATATAATTTCGATTTGTTACCAGTAAATCAGTTTCTTTTAATATATTGGATACATTATTATTGGCACTTGTAGAATAGCTATCCAATTTTTTTTTGATTTCATCATATTCTTTCATATATTGCTGTATATTCATATTCAAATGAGAAGATTCTTGATTCATACGTTGAGTACTTTGATTTTTTTCACTCGTATTTTGTGCGATTTGTTGACTTAATAATTTAAGGCGGTCTTCTAATTGAGATAACATATTTTGTTGAACTGGATCCATTGTTACCTCTGTAGAACCTTCAGAAGAAGAAGAAGTAAAGTTTTCAATAAACGAAGTAAATCCATAAGGATCATCCGTATTAATTTTAGTATTCAATACAGATTTCCCACTATTTACATACTGAGACCAGTCATTCGAATTCACATTCACTACTTCTCGATTCATCGCAGCCGTACCAGGCGGCAATACTTTATTACGAAGATTTAAATTACGATCTGGATTTGATTCTTTTTGACTCTTGGGATAAATACTTGAATTTTTGGGATAACAATACGAAGTAGAGAGATCAAAGACATATCCATAACAATCTGGGTTACTGTTACAACTTTCTTGACACATTTTGTCACTTGCATCTCCATAACTAGAATTGGGAAGATCGTTTCCTGAATTATCGTAACTCGTTAACGTTGTATAATCCGTAGATAATTGGGGCACGGAATCTGGATAAACGGATAATACGCCATTTGGATTAACATAACCCATTTTTCCTCCTTCAGTTCCTTCATTTACATAAATATTCATATCTTCGTTTCCACACATTTGCCCCTTCTCGATTGGAGTTCCACTCATTAGAGGGGGGGTCGTAGGAATAACGGTTCCAGGAATAGTATAAGATGGTTCCCAAGGAATATTCACATTGATAGGTGTATTCGAAGGACAATTGTTTTTACCGGATGCATTATTAAACGTATCCGTATCTAAATATCGTTTGACAACTCCCTTTTGAGTAACATATGCGATTTGACCGGTAGAAAAAACAATGTTTTGTTTAAAATAAGGATTGGATGGGTCCATTTGTTGAACCACTTTTCCAGCTCGTAAATTAAAAGGTACTTTTACATTTACATATTCTCCAAGTAAATCGTTGTATTGCTTCACGAGGTAGGTATCATCATTTTCCGATGTATTTTGCGAAGAATTCGCATTCATCCCTCCAAAACCTTCCGTAATAAATCGTTGATTCTTTTTCTTAATTTTTTTTTGGAACTTATTGAATTCTTCCCCTTGGCGTAAAGTGGGTGTATCAGAAGAATTTGTAAAATGATGATGAAGATATGCTTCAGATGCAATCTTTTCTCTCTTTTGTAAAGGAGTTGGTTCTTTAAAGTAAGTATAAACATCTTTTTTTTCATTCTGGTTTTTGTTTTCGTTTTCACCAAAAATCCATTCAAACATTTATTTGCTATACTTTATCTCTTTAAAAAAAAGTATAACGAAAAGTCTTTTATTAGATTCTAGATAGATCTAGATTCCTAAATTGAAATTAAAATCAGAGAAATAAATTAAAAAAAGGGAGATCACGAATCGAAAAATTTTTTACACCTTTTGTAAATTGTTTATATTTACTCGTTGCACCTCCAAACATAGAACCAGAACCAGAACCGGTATTAGAAACCAACAAATTTCCAAACAATAAATACAATAAAAAAAGGAAGAGTAGAAAAAGGAAGAAATAAACATACGAATAATGCGTTACCGAAAGAGTCGTTTCTTTAATTTCCTCTTTTAATGATTCATTTTCACTAAGAGTTTCGTCCATTATTTTACGATCATTCATTAATTGTTGATAGTTTTTTTCTAGCATTTGAGAAGAAACTTGAGAACCAGGTAAAGGTAACGGTACTTGTTTGGAGTATTCATTAATGGCAACAATGATCAATTGTAATTGCATATTTAAATCTTTTAATTTCATCGCATATTGCATAGATTCTGGAATCATTGTAATTTGTCTAGGACTTGTTCCTAGAGTTCCATTATTTCCTGAACTTGTCCAACAATATCGATTACTCGTGTCAAAAGTCGCACTAGTACAAGAAGAATTCCCGGTACATACATTAAAACAGGCGGAAGCATCGGTAACTTGACCTTGAGATAATTGTTCCGATCCCCAAACTGCGTGACCATTGAAAATGATCCAATTTTTTGAAGTCGATAAAGAATTCAAATAACTTTGATTCACTTGTTGGTATTCCGTTAAAAGTAAATTATATTGTTGAATGAGACCTTCTAATTTTAAAATCATTGATTCGTTGTTTGTATCTGGAGTTGGATTCATTTAATATATAAAAATATATTTTCATTTTTGTCGCTTCCAAAGAATAAAGAAGAAACTACTAGTAAATAATCCTAAATATAAAAGAAAATTTTTTACATATCCATTTTCATAAAGAAAGGGTAGAGAGAAATGGGGAATGAGTTGGGAAGAAGATTCCTCTTGTACAAAATTAGGTAAAAGATAGGTAAAACGATTGCTTTGTCCGATGATACGTTCGATACTATCTTCATTACTTTTTTTAATATAATTGGTTAATTCTTTGGACATTGTATATTTTTTTTCGTAATAAGGGAATAGAAAGGAGGACGGACTCTTTGGACGATTTATATAATACAAAAAAGAAAACATTTATTTATACTTTATGAAATGAAAGAATAAATAAAATAAGGATATTTTACTAAATATTTTTCTTTTTGATTTTTATCTAGAACGATAACTCTGATTCGCAATGGTTCGGTCACTAAATATTTGAATGGTAACATAGAGCGAAAATAAAACCCCGATAAATAAATGGAGATTGGTGAAATAATCGATATTATATATATCATTGAATTCATCAACCATCTCAATGGTACCATATTGTTTTAAATTTGTTTCATTGTAGTTTTGATTTAAATATTGATTTTCCTTTTTGGCTTCTTGAATTTTCCCGTTGATTTGTAGTAAATTTTGGTCTAACATCTGGATTTTTTGTAGAACCTCGTTTTTGATGGAAAAAAGTTGTGAATTCAAGGATTCCATATTCGAATTGGCTGTTAAAAAGATTTGTTCATATTCATTATTGGTTGGATTCATCTGATAATTCACATAAGATTTCTGAAATTCCACTAAAATCGGGTTTAATTGGGCATTTAATTGCCGGATGATATTTTCATACGTTTTTATAGAATCTACGTTTTCCGGTGTTAAATTAAGATTATTTGTATTCATATTGGACATATATTATAATTGTATTTTATTATAATTTTTTCGTATTTTTATATTCATACATATTAGAAAACTAGAAAATGATCTACAATGAATATTTAAGAGCATTTGTAATTGGTTCTTCTTTCTTGGTATTTGCTCCTTTCTTTTTTGCAGTATCGCGTTTCGATCCAAAAAAAACAAATTTTAGTTATGTTCCATATACTCTTTTAGGACCGATTGGATTAGGTTTAATGAATGTAATTTCTTTAATCATTGCAAAATTTTTTCATCTTTCCCCAAGAATGAGATATTTGGTGATAAGTATATTGGCACCGACTTATGTAACTTGTATGATATTATTTTTAAAACTATATAATTATACCAAGAAAGAGTGGTTTAATCATATTTGGAAATTATATCTATTTTATTTTATCATTGTGAATTTCAATTTATATTTATTAGATAAATATGTATAAAACGGCCACAGAGTTACACCGTCCGGAAAGAAAAATGAGACAAACTCATTTTCCTTTCCGGACAAGTCGCCGACAGAAAAAAATTATGGGGACGCAAAGCGTCCCAATTTTCTTTCTGTTCGGTGTAACTTTAACTTTTGTGCCAATGAATCGAACAATCTTCGTCACTACAAATTTTATGTGAATCATTGGTATATTTATCCCAATATGGAATCGCATCCGGGTCATTTTCCCCGATCATATGTTTATGTTCATCGATTTGTGATATACCTAATATACCTGTATTCACATATATTTCTTTCACATAATCACGTAATTCGGGATTCGTTAAATTTCCATATCTTAATAAATGCGAATCTGGTAATATAAAATCCTTCGACCATCGCGTGGAACAAGCAACCGAAATGTCTGTTTTATTATATACGGAATGAAACCAAGACATTGGATTATATAATATATCCTTCTCTTGTAATTCTACCTCATATCTTTCCGCATACTTGATTAATGGAAATTGATCTAAAAAAGTATCTGTATCCATATTTAAGAAACGCGATTGCGAAGCCATATAAATACCTTTCTTTTGAAAATGGGGGTATAATAGAGCCAACTGATTTGGATTGAAAAACGTCCATTTTTTCTCTCCTTGGATCATTATAAAAAAATTATTCGTATAAGCTGCGTGTAAAGCGGTTCCTGTTCCTTTAACGACTCCTAAAAACAATTGTTTACTATCATTTTTCATATAACCGCCAATGACTTCTTTAATTCGATCCATATCTGAATCTGGTAACAACTCTTCATAATGATAAAATAAACTGGTTGAATTTGTAATATAACATTTATTCTCCGTGATATTTTGGAGTTCGGTAAAGATATTATCTGGACACGTTTCTTCTTGACTAGGACTCATATATACTTTATGATTTCCGGCAACTTTCATAAGTTGCTTGAATCTCATCGTCGTAAAACATTTCAGATCGAGTCCGCGAATCACAAATGGATAATCTTTTTTTATATAAGTCATTACCTTTTCTTTAAAATTTGGTGTATTTACATAGATGACTTCGATCTTCGTAGGGGAACTACATATCTCTCTATTTTTCCTTAACCATTCTAAATTTCGGTCACATATTTTTATGACTTCCTCCTGATTCAATGTATTATTTCCGCTCGAGATACGTGGGAAAATAGCCTTGTTAAACTCCGCATAATATTTTAGAGGTAAGATGGGGGTAAATCCGGTTTTCATCGATGAACAATATTGTGGGGCAAATTGCCAAGAGAGTCCAAATAATGCGTAAATATCATAGATGAGAAACATTGTATTTATTTTTATGGTTCTTGTAATCGTAAACGTGTTTGAATATGAAAAAAAAAGAAGAATAATGACGAGGATGAGGACAATGATCGGTATAAAATAATTGTATTTTAATTTCATTTTTAATTTCATTTTTTATTTATATTTATATTCACAAATATATCTTATTATATACAAATAAAATATATTATTATCTTTTCCTGTTTCATCACTTTAAATAGCTACATTGACACACCAACGATAATAAGGCGCCTCAATGGCAGTTTTACTTGGTCTCATAATTTTACACACTTGATCGGGGCGTAAACAAATCGCCTGGGAAACTGGATCGAAACGCGAGATTTCAGGTAATAAATTTTTATTCGTGATATTATATTTATTCAACATTTCGTCGATTTCCAAAGGATCCATCTTCGTATGTTTGGGTACAAAACTATGTTTTAAGATATTGAATTGTAATCGTTTAATACTTTGAACAATGATAAAGATTTGTTCGCTTTCCCAAATATGTATGATTTCATTCATTAAAGTATCATTCATATCATCTTTCGTAATAATCATCAAAGTATCTTCTTTTTGAAGGACTTCTTCGACATTGTAAAGGTCTTCGATCATTTCGTGAATATTCGTAGGACGAATCACTTTACCAAAATAAAAGCGGATATAAATCTTATTTTTTCTTTTAGTAGCAGGATCTTCTTCTTTTTTTTCTAAAAGAAGGTCTAATTGTTTGTTTTGATACATTGCCGTAAGTTCATTTAAACTAAATTCGGCGTAATCCTCGACATTGTATCCTTGTTCTTCCATTAATTCGAGTAAGATTTTTCTTGCAGTATAAATGGAATTTATAAAGGTACTATTACTTGCGGTTGGATTTGTTGAAGCGGCGGCTGACATATTATTGATTGGTTTTATATAATAATAAGATAACTTTATATATTTATCAGGAAAAGATAAATAAATCAATTTTTCTTTTATTTTTTGGAAAAAAGTAGAGCAACAAACTGGGTTTTGCTCCACTGCGTAAAATAACTTAAATATATACATAACGATATAAAATATGAACGATAAAATTAATCTTTACAATTTCATAAAAGAAAGAGAATTTATACATAGTCAAGAAGAAATAAATTCATATAGAGAAGGTTTGATGTTATTGGTTCAAAAACCAAAATGTGTTGATGGTATCACTTATTATTTTACAAATCAGTTTTCATTAGTGAATATTGATTGTTTGAAAATAGATGATAATGGTTATTATTATTATGAATTTAGACCAGAAAGAAATGGTGATATTATTGATGAAATTAAATATGAAACATCAACCGATTTAGATGCTAAACTCACATATTCTATTGGTGGTATGGTTTATCTACCTGAAGAGTTTAATGAGTTTTTATTTGTTTCAGCAATATTTAATGAATTTAAAGTAAGGATTACATTTATGAGAAAACCTGTTTTTGATGATAAATTTAAAATAATTTCAAGATATTGGTTGCTTGATAGCGAACCAAGAATATTATTACAAAGAAGTAATGTTATAACAAAATATAATATATATAATGGTGGGATATGTGAAAGATTAAATAATTAACATCGTTTTATAAAGGTGAGAAACTATAAATATGTGTTCTAATATCTAATGTAAAATTCATATTATATTTAATAAAAAATTATTTATCATCATACATCTTTATTATGTTATAGTTTTTATTAAATTTTTCATAATTATCACTAATCCATTTTCTAAAATTATTTACAGATATATTATATCTATCTGTATTTTTAGTCTCCAAGAATACTCTTTCATATATATCTTGTTTATTTCCAGTATAATATTCTAAAGAAGTAAAATCATTATATTTACAATACTCACATTTATGATATAAATAATAAATTGCACTTTTAATTTCTGTGGGTGTGTTAATATATTCAATATCACTTTCACGATTAAGTATATTTACCCATTTTTTAAAAATTTCACTTTTATGCAATAAATCATCCCATTCATTTATTTCAAAAATACTTATATCAGTATTCATTCTTATAATTCTTATTAAATCATTACTCGGACTACAATAACTTATAACATAAATATATTTTTTATTGTCTTTAATATCTATATCGTAATCCATATTATTCATATTTTAATTTAGTATTATTTATTTAAGTATATTTTTAATTTTCCTTTTCTCGTAGATGGTTTCCTTATAAATTCTATATCGGTTGCAAAGTAATAACATTCAAAGATACCAACCATTGAGGTCGGCATTTGAAATGTTAAAAGGTGTAGAAAAAAGTGGAGCAAAAATCAAATAGAAAATCGATAGATATTTTTACCCGAATTTTTGCTCCACTTTTTTCTAAAAAGTGGATTTTTTAAAAGTGGATATATATATATATATATATATATATATGAGTTCAGTAATAAATTATTTGATTTTTTTCAACTTTTATTTAGAAAATAAAGATAAATTATTTATGGAAAGTGGTCATAAAGGTATCAATGATGTGAACGTCGAAAAATGGTTTCAAAACATACAAAGCTATTCCCCAGAAGAAATCAAACCGACCTATGATTTTTTCGCACATACATTCATCGAATTCTTACTTTATGTGCCGTTTGACAAGTTCTACGAAATCTTAAATCGAATTTCTTTCCAATTGGTTGAAATCGTGAACTCCGGGGATTATAAGAATATTTATTTTTATATCGCGGACACTGCAAATAAATCGAATTTATGGGTAGCCCTATTATTTCTGGATTGTTTGATAAAAAATAATATTTCACTCGACATACAGAAAATAAAATTTGTAAATAACTATGATGCATTAGTAAATGATTCAAATAATGAGAAAAGTTTATGTCTATATTGTGATGATATGTCTTATACTGGAAGTCAAATTAAAAGTAATTTTCTGAGAGGTAAAAATGCGAATCTAGAGGATACAAACATTGATAAATATCTGATCATTGCCTATCTATCAAATTCCGCTTATACGAAATTATCTACAATAAAAAATGTACATTTTTTCAAGGATACCGTCCTCGTAAATAGTTATATTGATCAACTGAAAAACAAATACGGAGACACAAATCATGAAATGGTGGATAATGTGGTAAAAATGTTTACTTCTCAGTCAAACGATCCCTTTTTTACAATGGGGAAAAAAGCGTGTAATTGTAATATGGCTTATACACCCATTTATTTCGACCATAAAATCGCGGACGAATTATCTACGTTTAATAAATTATTATTTACGGGTTCTTATCCAACAACGAGTGTATGTGAAATCAATCCGCTCATTCACGGTTGTATCAACATTGCTGAGATAGAATTATTCTTTGGAAAAAATCCTTGTACTACGAATTATACACTAGATAGTGAGGTTCCTTGTTTTCCGTCTTTTTATAAAACCATCGTTTATACGATCAATGGAAATAATATCGATCAAGATGAAAATATTATTGCATTATTGGTAGAAGCGCAAGCGCAAATGAAAGGAGGTAAAAAAAGAAGAAGATCAACTCTTGGTAGTAAAAAGAAAAATAAAAATAAAAAAAAACGTAATAGTAGAAACACCCGAAAAAAAAGAAAGAATCAACACAACACAAAACAAAAGATTCTCTCAAAGAGATAACAAATAATTTATATTTATATTTATATTTTTAGAATTTATGTTATGATATGATATGTAAAATACGATATGATATGTAAAATACGATTTATACTTGTGGTTCGTCATTGTCTTCTGCTATCTCCGCTTGAGTGGAACGGAGACCAAATTCAAAGGGCACAACAACCGGCTCATCCAACTTTTTTTTCAAGATAATGATATCACGATATAATTCAAAACAATATTGCGGACGGCCGTAGTCACTAAATAAGATAAACAAATATTGGATAAAGGTTTTTAATTTTTTTAAAGGAGGAATGTCCCATTTTATTTCTTGAATGTTACTATCTTTATAGAGAGATTTCCAAATCGTTGTCATTTTCATTTTTAGATTTTGATGAGTGGTAGAATGATAATATTTTCGATAGACTTGATAAATACATTTGTTCAGTAGATACTTGTTCAATGAATGAAATAATTTGAGTGGATTATATTTTTGCACTAGAAGAACTGCTTTGGTTTCATATGTAAAATACGATTGAATCTCGCGTAATACATCATCCGGAAGTAAAGCCACGCGTTTCAAGAATTTTTTCCACTTTTCATCTTTGGCATCCACTTTTTTTCTTTTGTTTTCTTCCATTTTATTTTCAAAGATTTCTACATCCATTACAGTAGTTAAGGTTTCATAATTGAATTGCTTTCTGGCTTCTTCGATGATTTTAACTTCAATACATTCTTCTCTCTTTAACTCATACATTTCTGTCTGATAACGATTCATTTTTTTTTGATATTCTTCAAGTTGCCTCTTGACATCAAAGATATTCCCAGTAAAAGTAACAGGGTTGGTTTTCATTTTTTCAACAGTTGCTCCAAGCTGTATGCCCCTATTTTTATTTTGCCGAATGATTTTACGTTTGTCAGTGGATTCTGCCACATAGTCATTGAGTTTTTGATTGATTTTTGCTTTTTCATTTTCAATTTGCATAAATTTATTGAAATCGCGTTTGTTCATCAAATTTTGATTTTCATCAATGACTTGGTTGCTGGATAATTGTAAGATGTTGCGTAACATTTTATTAGAGAACTTGATTTTACGTTTTAACTTTATTAACTTTTATAAGATACCTCTTTCAAGAATTTCGAAAAAGCATTTCAATTTTTTATCCACTTCCACTTTTTAAAAAAAAGTGGAGCAAAAATCCCTTGATTATTATTTGAAATTTTTTATAAGGAAGTAAGAAAAAGTGGCGCAAATCCACTTTTTTACAACGAAGTAAGAAAAAGTGGAGCAAAAATCCCTTGATTATTATTTGAAACACTATTTTTTATAAGGAAGTAAGAAAAAAGTGGCACAAATCCACTTTTTTACAACGAAGTAAGAAAAAGTGGAGCAAAAACCCTGGAGTAAAAATCCCTAAAATTTTATTTTTTTGAAATCCAATTAAAGAATTCCTGGAAATAGATAATAGATAAACGTTCTTTACATTATGAAAGATAATCTAAAGAATGGAAAAGAAGAAACCTTACAACTAAAAAAGGAAGAAGAAACCTTACAACTAAAAAAGGAAGAAGAAACATTACAAGTAAAAAAGGAAGAAGAAACATTACAAGTAAAAAAGGAACTACAACTAAAAAAGGAAGAAGAATCCTTACAAAAATTCAATAAAAATGAATATTATCTTTATTTTTTGGAGAAGGGTTATTTCGTTCTCGTTTACATAAGTAATACGTGTATAACCGTGTTAAGAATATCCATTTCATTATACGGTATTTATTTCGTATGGATTCTATTACATTATTTTGCTTCGCATTTATATATTCGTTTTTGTGTTCCGGGTTCCATCACCGGATTCGTGATTTCACCATTTCTAACAACGACACCACATTGTCAAGCGTTACGATGGATTATCTATAATGGGGCGAATATGATTAATAATATGTGGATTATTCTCGGTTCTTGGATATCTACGTTCTTGATAAAAACGTGATAAAAAATAAAATTATATATATTTACTTACAGAACTACTCATTGCATACATTGCTTTAACTACATTAAAATCTTTATTAGCAAATTGATAATAATTATCACTAAATCCAGCACTAGCGATAATTGCAAGATTTTGATAATTGGTTGTTTCATCTGTACCACCTTCGGCAGTATAACTATTTGAATCTTTTTTATATGTAACAGTTCCAATTTTACCTTTGCTCGCATTATAAAAAGTAAAAACCGTAGTATTTGAATCAGGGGTTGATGCTTTAATACTTCTTTGCTTTAATTCTTTTATTCTTGTGGAATTATTATATATACTAGAAACAATTGTAGCAGATGATTTATCATTTGTATTCCCCTGAAAAGCCGTATATAAATTATACAAAGAATTATTAGAACTATAATAATAAAATTTAGTATCACACCTAGGTGAACTAGTAGTAGTAGTATTAAATTTATGCTGAATATTATTCACTAAAGCAGTAGTTTCAGTATAATATGTATAATATCCGGGAATATAAGATTCGTCGTCATAATATCCGGAAGTATAATCTTTATACTGCTTAACAACTTTACAATTGGTAGTAGTATAAGTACTACCATCTACATTTAACGTAGCATAGTAATTTCCATCGCTATTTCCACCAATCGAAACGGTTACTGTCATTTTTATAATATAAAAAAATATTATAAAAAATACGAAAAAAATACCTTAAGGTCTAAAGTTTAATAATTTTTTTTATATCTCCAGCATTCGAATCTTCCGCAGATTTATTCTCTCCTTCTTCGCCTTCGTCCTCTTTACCTTCTTCTTTTTTTTCTTCTTCTACTGTTAAAATAGTTGATTTAGGTTCGGGTTCTTTTACAATCATAATCGGGGAAGCAGAAGAATTAAAAGTAGAAGGCTGTGGAATATATCCTTGACTTTGATTGGAATCGGAATCTGGTTCAGAACCGGAAGGAACATACGCAGGACTTCCGGGCGCATATTGTGGTGATTCTTCTTGTTGTTGCGGTTGTTTCGCCCTTTCACGTTCTGCCAAATTATTCAATACACGTAATTGGTCGGCTTCCGGTCGAATCAACAATTCATATTTTTTGTAATCACTCAACAATCTGAAATAATAATTCAATTCAGGTGGGAAACGCGGTCTTACGCTAATTGTTCCATCAGGGTTCTGAGTTTCAATATATATTTCATTTCCAGGTTGAATAGGTAAAACAAGAGGCTGTTTTTCGCCGGTTTGTTCTTCCAACCTTTTTCTCTCCAATAAATAATTCTTATACTGTTTGGCCAAAGTATGTTTATCCACCATTAATAACTGTTGTAACATCGAACCTTTATCTTCAAGTACCGTGGGTTTCTTTTCTTCCACTTGTTCATCATATTTCTCTCCAACAACAACAGGTAAACCTTCCATTGATTGTTCTCTCGTTTTCTTGTTGATCATCGTGGAATATTCTTTCAATACTTCTTCCAGATTCTCTGCATCTGGTTTCACGATCATTTTCAAATTATCGGAATAAGACATATTCAACAATTGATCCACATTGTTTTCAGTAATCACTCGCATTTGGATATTCATCGCTTGTAATTCTTGCATCAATAATTTGAAAGCATAAGGAACACGTAATAAACTAAAAGAACGTCCAAATTGACTAATATTCTTGATATTCAAAGACCCGTCCGGATTCGAATGAAAATGAATTGGTCCATCAATAAAAGGACTCAAAAACAGATTTTGCGCATCATTATAAATGGCAATGGCACCCGTTTTATTACAAACGGCCATATAATATTCATCACCCCTCACCAAAAACGATTCGTTCAAGAAATACGAAGCCCCGTGAGCCAAAATACCGTCACGTTCCATTTCACCAATACGTAATCCACCGTCATTTGCACGACCTTGAACCGTCTGTCTTGTCAATTGAGTTCGCACCCCCGTGGCACGATAATTGATTTTATCTTTGACCATATGTTTCAAACGCATATAATAAGTCGGACCCATAAAAATATCTGCTTGTAATTGTTCCCCCGTCATCCCATTATATAAAATCTCGTTTCCACTCGAATGATATCCCATATCAACGAGCATATCTCCATAATTGAAATAATTCGATCCTTTCACTTGAAAAGCCGTACAATCGCCGAAGCTGCCGTACATTGCACACGCTTTGCCGAAAAAGGATTCAACTAATTGACCAATGGTCATACGCGAAGGAATTGCGTGGGGATTGATGATTAGATCCGGCCGTATTCCATCCGCCGTAAACGGCATATCGGCTTCCGGAATAATGAGTCCAATGGTTCCTTTTTGTCCCGCGCGACTCGCCATCTTATCTCCAATAGCAGGAATCCGCTCTTCACGGATTCGGACTTTGGCGATATTGAATCCTTCTTCCCCTTGAGTGACAAAGGATTTATCGACAAACCCAAGCTGGCCCTTTTTCGGTGTTACGGAAGCGTCGATCCAAGGGCTCGCACTACTACCGGTCGAAGCCTCTAAATTCTGCGTAATTTTACCAATGAGAACAATTTTATCGTTCATTACGGTTTCCTCTTTGATCATTCCATAATCGTCCAAAATACTATAATCATATCCGCGTTTAATACCTACTACATTATTTTTCTCAATATTTGCAAATTTCGAATTTACGAGACCAGATACTTTGGCACTTTCTTCGCGCGCCTCATACGTAGAAAAATAAGTTGTACGGAAAATACCTCGTTGTACGGAGCCTTCATTAATTAAAATGGCATCTTCTACATTGTATCCAGTATAAGACATAATGGCCACAATGGCATTGACCCCGTAAGGTTGTTGCTCGTTATTGATGTACTCCAAATAACGCGATTTAATCAAGGGAATTTGTCCATAGTTGAGAACGACCCCCATTTTATCCATACGTACTTGGTAATTGGAATGATAAACGGAAACGGCTTGTTTACTTTGACCACAAGAGAAAGCATCACGCGTAACTGGATTATTTTCAGGATAAATGATTTGATTTCCCATTACACCTAATAAGAGAGAAGGGTCGATTTCGACATTGGTATAATAAGCGTTTTTATCCAATTCATCCACGGTATTGGCGATTAGTGCGCCTTCTTCTTCCGCCGTATCGACGTAATCGAGGACGGCCGCATTTTTCTGTAAAACCTCTTCCAACTTAGCGGTAGCATCATTCAACGAATACAATTCCTCGATTTCATAAATCCGGTTTTCTTTGAAAGCAAATTTTTCATCGGTTTTCTTTTTGATTCCAGAAACTAATTGAGCCCAGTCAATTTTCCCTTCTTTCAACATTTCTTTTACATCTTTACGGTCATAACTAACACGGCCTTTTTCTACATAATAAATGGGACGATTCAGACGCCCGGAATCTGTATAAATCGTGATTTCATTGTTTTTATAATCGAACGAAAGACTGGTAAAAACGGGTAAAATACCATTACGACGATATAAACGTAATTGAGAAACAATGGAAATCGGGTCATCCACAACACCGATCCAATTTCCATTTAAAAAGACTTTGGTACTCGCCGCCAAATAATCGGCGTCGCATTCAAAGAGATTTTTCAAAGGAATATGTCTCTTTAACCAATCCAATAAAGGAAAAGCGGAATAACCACTGGTAATATATGTACTGATAGCCATATGTTTATGTAAGCCAATATTCCCACCATCAGGAGTATCGAGTGGATCAATGAATCCCCATTGAGAACTATTTAAAAGTCGGGGTCCAATTACTTTGGCACTAGCATCAAGCGGTAAATTGATTTTTCTCAAATGAGAGATGAAACTATTCCAACTTAATCGATTCAAATCTTGAACGACACCCACGCGTTTGGTATGCTCTTGCGACCCCCAATTTCCTTTGAAGGCTTTACGGAATCCGACTTCAACATCTCTTACTTTGAAAAAAGCGGTAAAATTGGATTCGATGAGACTGATAAAATTATCCTTGTATTTATTTCCTTCTTTTTTTCCAGGTCCTTGTCCTTCAAAATCCTCATCCTCTTTATACGCACTACTATGATAATAATATTCTTTATCGATTTTCGTATAAATGGCGCGTTGTTGAATCAAATAATATTCGCGAAACAGGTCATAAATCAAGGTTCCAGACAATTCAATACGTTTGAAACGGAAATTATCGCGGTCTGTGGGCCGTTCATCACCGGAATAAACGCGTAATAATTTATAAACCATATATCCAACAAAATACGCTTTTTCCAAGAAGTTCATTTCACCTATATGAGGCAGAAAATAATCGGTCAAAATTTCCAAGACACCTGAAACGGAACCGCGTTTTGTGAAAGAAGCGATATAACGAAGTGCTGTTTCTTGATTAAAGATATAATTGGCATCGTGGACCGACGGAATAAAAAAATCCACATATGATTCGTTTGTTTTTAAATCGAGTAAACACGTTTTTATAATTTCCTGGTCACTATATATACCAAGCGCCCGCATTAAAATAAAAAGAGGAACTGGTTTACGAACATTGGGTACGGAAACCACGATTTGCTGATTGGTCCAATTGGGCGAAGGGGCGACCATACGTACGGCACTTGTACGAATCGGTTTGGAGGCGTCCTCCGATACAGAACGAATCTCTGCACTCGCACTATAAATCTCTCCTTCTTTAAAAGTACGAATGTATAACATATTATCGGCGAATTTTTCTTGAGAAACAATACACTTTTCTTTTCCATCGATGATGAAATAACCGCCGTAGTCATTACGACATTCGCCTGTATTGAAACGCACTTCGGGTGCCATTCCTTTTAAAATACAAAGATCACTTTGAAGCATAATCGGAAAACGGCCGAGAAAAATCTTTTCCAAGGTAGTCGAGTGTGTCTTTTTCTCTCCATTTCCTCCGGTATAATAGACAAAATCCACATCGACGTCATAATGAATAGTAATCCCATAACTCATATTTCTTAATCGAGCGTCATTGGGGAACATATAATGAGCATTGGTATCGTCATAAATGATAGGTTTTCCAAAATAGATTTTGGTTCCATCTTTTCCGCCTAAAAATAAAAAACATTCATTTGGTTCTCCTGATTCATCTTCATCTTTTCGCTCTACCCATCGAATCGGATTATTTTCACGAAAAATATTATAAATTCCTTGATTAAAAAAATGATTATATGATTCTAAATGGTGAGCAACTAAATTATTTGGATTGTCAGTGAAATACGTATCAATGATTTTCCAGGAAATAAGGTCGATGCTTGACTTTTTAGAAGAGGAATTCGGGTCTTTTTCTTTTTCTTTGTTTTCTTTTCTTTTTTCTTTATCTTTGTTTTCTTTTCTTTCTTCTCTCTTTTCATTATTTTTACTGTTTTTTGTTTCCTTTTCATCATCACTTGATAATTCGATTTCTTCTTTTTCTTCCAGATTGCTCATAATATATATATATTTTGTTATTTTTATATTTATACAATCGTAAAACATAAAAAGAAAAGATATTGTATTTGCCTTTTACTCAACAAGTTTTATCAATAAAATAATCCATTGTTTCTATAATTCCTTGACGGATATCGATTCGAGGTTCAAAATCTAAATATTTTTTTGCTTTATCAATATTTGGTCTTCGCATTTTAGGGTCATTTTCAGTAAAATCAATATATTTCACAGGTAGTTTATGGTGTAAGATTTCTTCAAAAATCTTGACTAATTCATTAATACTGACCTCGCAAAACGGATTCCCAAGATTGATGGGACCGGATTCGTTACTTGCCATCATTTTGACTAATCCATCAATCATATCATGTACGTAACAAAAACTACGTGTTTGATTTCCATCCCCGTAAATAACCAATTCTTTTCCTTGAATCACCTGATTGATGAAATTGGTAATAATACGCCCGTCGTTTAAAGACATATAAGGTCCATACGTATTAAACAAACGTACAATTTTACAATCTAAATCGAATTTTTTACGATATTCATAAATAAGTGTCTCGGCAACGCGTTTTCCTTCATCATAACAACTTCTCTCGCCGACCGTATTGACATTTCCAAAATATTCTTCTACTTGTGGATGAACAAGGGGATCACCATAGATTTCAGAAGTCGAAGTGAATAATACTTTGGCTTGGTATTTTTTCGCCAATTCCAATACATTTTTTGTTCCTTCAAAACAAGTGGAGAGTGTTTCAATGGAATACTGTTTATATTTATCTGGACTTGCGATACACGCTAAATGATAGATTTCGTCGATCGGAGGAAGAAATAATAAATTATTTTGAATGTCAAATTTGATAAATTGAAAATTGGGATGATCTACAAATTCTTCAATGTTCGAATAAGCGCCGGTAATTAAATTATCTAAACAAATGATTTTATTGAACGAGTTCATTAAAAGCGTGTTACAAAGATGACGACCTAAAAAACCGGCACCACCTGTGATTAAAATGATTTTACCCATTGTTTTCTAGATTGATTTAATTATAAAAAAGATAATAAAATATTGGTTTTGACGATTATTTCTTTTTTATGGTCCTTTTATATTTGATTTTTCCACCTTGTCTTCTTGTCGTTTTTTTCTTTTTCTTTTTGTCAGTCATTGTGAAAGATAAAGAATCACTATGTAAAGAGTGAGTTAAATAATTGCTTTTGGATTCATTGGTTTCTTCTTTCTCTCTTTCATCTGGAGTCAAAGGAGAGAAATAGAAATTGGCCCAAGGTTTGGTTGGTCGGTCATTCAAATAAGGACGGAAATTATCCCATTGCATATTTTTATCGCAAAACACGTTTTTATCAAAAGGGATTCCACACGAATTACCAAATCGACCAGAAAATCCCATTTTGGCAGCCATTGCGCTATCCACAACACAGCCGTCAACCGCGCCGTGTGGTGAAAAAGGTTTGGGTCTACTAGGATCGGACATATATTCACGCGCATCCAAATCATAATGAGAACAAACAGTTCTGGAACAAGGATTATTTTCTTTATGTAAATAGACGTCATAATGATCTGCAATAATGATTTTGGCGGTTTCTAAATCGATCCGGCCTTTATATTCTTCCATTAATTCTGCTAAACGTACTTTTCTGGCACCTTGATGTCTTCTTGTATCATAAAATCCACTATCATTACATTCTAAATTACGGATTTTGGAATCATATGCAGCGTTAAATCCGATAAAATAACCATTGGTTTTTCTCTCCGTATTATGATATTTCAGACCCAATTCAACACGCATAATTTCATTGGTATGGATATCAGCAAATAACCAGGAATTTGCATAATCACCTGAATTACCTTCCAATAATATTTTTTCATAATCGTCGAGTGAATCGCCATATTGCATTGCTTTACGAATACGGTAACCAATGGGATTCTTTTGTTCATAAGGGAAAAATCCGCCAATGGTTGTTTCTGTGCCAATAATTCCTTTGGAAGTAATGAAAAAATCGGTTCCACTCCATATCATACAAGGACTTGTTTGCATTAAAATATTATGACCTTTCCCTTCAGGGACTTGAATACTGAGAATGACGTCAGAATATTGTCCATCAACAAAATCCGTGAAGGAATTATGAGCAACCACAATTTTTCCGTCTTTCGTATAATCGCCTACCGCCATAAAAGCACTACAACGGTCCTTTGCACCGCCTTCTTTACCCGCACTATTTCCAGAGCGAACCGACAACCAATAAGGAATGGACATATAAAAATTCCAAGCAATAATTTCTTTTAAGGTGGTTTCTGTTCCGGCGTTGGTACATCCCTCGGCAATTCCGCGCATTTCTTCAAAGAATTCATTGAATTTTTCTTTGGTTAACTCATAGATGTCTTCATTGACGGTTTGAACCATTTCTTCCCAAGTGACAGCATAACTTTCATAGATGAAATAATTCAACATTCGTTGAATTTCTTTGAATTCTTTGGCGGATAATGTTCCATATGCGAAACCTCGTTCATAGGCTTCGCCTTGAATGGCCATATACTTCCAGCCGTCTTTTTCATAAGAGAAACCGTTTTTGATGACTTTTTTATTGAGTGGTTCTTCGTTTTGTCCTAGTACTTCGTTTTGTCCTACTACTTCGTTTTGTCCTAAATTTGTTTCTTCCATAATTTCTTCTTCGGATAAATGTTGGATGTTTGGATCATTCTTTTCTATGATTATGGTTGAATCGATGGATTCCATTATATATTCCGCTTTTTAAAAAATCTTAAGGGAACCTAGGTTCCCCTATGACCCCTCCTTAACATATTTTTAATTAAGTAGGCACGCGACTTTCTACAAAGTATGGGACAATTATATTATGCTTTACTAAGCATCGCAAAATAATATAATTGTATAAATGGTTGTAGAGTTAATAAGGTAAAAATGAAGAGGAGGGGTCATAGGGGAACCTAGGTTCCCCTAATTTTTGCTCCACTTTTTCCTAAAAAGTGGATTAACTTAACATCGCTAATCCAATAATAATAAAGAAAAGGATGTAAGGAAAAAGAACCAAGAACCAAGAAATACCACTGTGACCATCTTTACAGATCAAGTTTAAGATCCAAGTCCAGAATAAAATGTAAATGAGTTTTAAGAGAAAGATAAGAATGGTATTTGGAACATTAAAAGAATAAAACCCAACATTATATTTGCGATTATTTCCTAAATTATATAATAACATAATTACTAAAGCAATAATTGAAACGACAAAGTAAATCATTGCTGGCGTACATAAATCCTTTAATTTTTTAGGGAAAGCCATTATGAAATATAACGAGAAAAAAAGAGGGAACCGGCTGGTTCCCCCAAACCCCCTCCCGCGCCCTTCGGGGAGTGATTTTTTATTTCAAAAATATAAATAAAAAATTATAAATAAAAATATTGTTTGAAACTTTATCAGAATATTCTAATAATCCTTTCCCCGAAGGGCAGAGGAGGGTGTTTGAGGGAACCTAAGGTTCCCTCTACCTCTGTTTCCACGGCAAAGGATTGGTTGGTGGGTGAACGCCCTTTAAGGCATTAAAAGTAGTATTCATATTATAAAAACTACTTCTTCCTAAATTAATCAAATCTTGTCCAAAAGAATTCGACCAATTTCCTCCTCGATATTTCTTGGTTTTAAATTTTGGGATTCTTTTTGTTTTTTTTCCACCCCCACCAATAAACGGTTTGGCAGCACCAACATCAATCATTTCTCTCGAAATATCGACTGGTGAATAAGTATTCAAAGGATAATAATTACTGTCTCCATCTACCCCATTGACTCCTGGCCAAGAACTAATTTTGGGCGTCCACGCAGTTCCTACTAAACCATTAGGATAAGGTAATGGATTTTTATAGAATCCATTGCCGCCTTTTTGTAAGCATTGTCCGCAACCGCCTTTTTGACCTAGAATTCCGTATGGATTAGGATTAGGGTTATTTGAACAACCACATCCTCCTCCACGTGCAATCGGAGGAGGTGGAGGTAAAGGAGGAGCCGAAGTATCGGTAGAATCATTTATTACTGGAAAAGGTGGTTGTGGTGGAGGAGGTCGAATGGTTGGAGGACTTGTACCTCCTTTTTTTGAATATCTTGATCGTTTACCTCCACTCATCGAATTGGAATTTAACCAATTGACGGTTGGATTTCCTGGTACGTATTGATTATTTACAATGGGATAAGCGGCCGCATCGGCTAAATTATAATTTGCATTACTAACCGCATAATTATTTCCTTTACCTGAAAATCCGCCCTTTCCTACATACGCAAAATGCGGATTTGGAGTAATGGCAGGTACTTTCTCTCCTGTATAAGCCAAATTTTGTCCTAAATCATCTAATTTTTGAAAATTGTTTGGACCATTTCCTCCGTATAAAAAAGGCGTATGACCACAATCTTTGGTTCGGCAACCGCGTTTGCACATTTTCTTTGTTTTTCTATGTTTCTTCATTGTAAGAGTTTTTTTAGTTTTATGATTTTTTTTAAAACGTCTAGATTTCATTGTAAGTGATTGGATCTATTATATATATATCCACTTTTAAAAAAAGTGGAGCAAAAATAAGACGTCCTAAGAATTCAGCAAACTCGGCGCGAGTTTCTACAAAGAAAAAAAAACAATAATATTCTGCGTAGCACAATATGATTGTAGAAATGGTTGTTAATTTCCGCGCCAAGTTATCAAGGGAAATGTATTTACCCTTTACAAGGAGGGGGTCGTAGGGGGGACTTCCGTCCCCCTACTTTAGATATCGACGTGTGTCAAGATATGTCTTCGACAACACATCTTGGTTAATCCTAAATCATCCATTACCTCGCCTTCAATCGTTTTTTCGTGAAAATCTTTGGTCAAATACATTACTTTTTCTAAATCAATTGATTGTGTTAACTTTTTACGACGCACTTCCGTAACATAATAACGATACTTATCTGCTAAAACCATACCACACGTGAAACATTTAATAGGAATAATCATTTTTTACGAGGAAAATATATTATACTAGTGTGTTATTTTTATATTGTTTTTTAAAGAAATCAATTTTTTGTCGAATTTTTATTTTTTATAAAATGGAGATTATGTCTAGATAATTTTTCCCGGATTTCATTCGGAATTTTTTTAGAAGAACATTGAAATTCATTAAATTCATCAAAATTCATATCTTCGCGGTCATTGTCTTCATAAATAATACAAGATACCTTTTCAGCATTCTTCGTTTGATTGTTTTCAACCACTGTTATATTAAAAACAATTCCATAATAAGGTTTTCCATTGAAATTCTTACATACATATTTACCAATGGTAGATTCAATCGTTTGATCATACCATATTCCATCGACCAATTCAAATAAATGTTTAATCTCTTGTAGATCCGTTTTAAAGAATTCTCTCTTTTTGGAAATACGATCCTTTTTCAAGATTTCGTGTATTTTTTGTTCTTTTTCAAAAGGTTGAAACACATTCTTGGCAAATTCGATCTGGAAAGGATAAGGGACACCACTTTTTTGAAGTTCGGCAACTCTTTTTTCCAAAAATTCACTGTAACCGATTTTATGGATGTTGGGCATTGCTCGATTGGATAAACAATAGATCCAGCCTTTACAAATATTTTTTTTCATTGTTTTATCTTTTTCTTTTATTTTGAATTTGAATTTTAAAAAGAGAGAAAATCAATTTTCTCTTTGACATTAACTAATTGGATTTATATAGTATCTACCAGTAGTACTAGTAAAAAATTGGTAGAATAACATAAAAGCGTTCCTTGAACTAGTAAAGGTAGTACCTGCGGATTCATAAGTATTATTTATGTTAAATACAGCATCAACGCCCGGTTGTAAATCAAAATTAACATTTGTACCATTCCCATAATTATATCCTTTCATAATATAAAAAATACCACCAGTATCAACTGCGTTTAATGCATATAAATTTATAGTTTGAGCACCGGTAGTTGACGTTAAAAAAATGATACAATTCGAATTTGATGTAATATTAATACTAGTGTTACCGCTAGACTCAAAATTTGGAAAAGCAATTAAATTAGGAATAGTTACGGTTTCAGCTTGTGTTCCTAGGACAATTTGGTGATTGTGACTAATTGATGAATTATATCCTATAGCGGTAGAAAAATTAAAACTAGTACTTAAAGAACTACCTGCACCAGAACCTATAATTGTATTACAACTACCATCGATATTATTAGGGAATGTATTATCTCCTATTACAACATTGTAATCACCTGTTGTATTACTTCTAAATGATGAATATCCTATCGCAACATTAAGCTGACCGGTAGTATTAGCAGCTAATGAATTATATCCTACTGCAACATTCCCTAATCCACTGATATTACTATCTAACGCAGTATATCCTAATGCAACATTATAATCGCCTGTTGTATTTTGGTTTAATGCATTATAACCTAATGCAACATTCCCAACTCCATTGGTATTATTTTCTAATGCGCCAGAACCTAATGAAATTTGTGAGGTTCCAACCGCCCATTCATTTGTATTTGAATCCCAGTAAACATAATCACCATAATTAGTACCTAATGGTTGAAAAGTTCCGGTTGGGCCCGTCCAACCTGTAGGTCCTGTGTAACCAGTTGGGCCCGTAGGGCCCGTATATCCGGTAGGTCCCGTCCAACCGGTATATCCAGTAAAACCTGTAGAACCTGTAGGTCCTGTGTCACCAGTATCACCAGTGTATCCAGTAAAACCTGTGAAACCGGTAAAACCTGTATGACCTGTTGGACCCGTAGGGCCTGTAAAACCTGTTGGGCCCGTAGAGCCTGTAAAACCTGTTGGGCCCGTAGAGCCTGTAAAACCAGTGTATCCAGTAAAACCCGTAAAACCTGTATAACCCGTAAAACCTGTGAAACCTGTAGGTCCTGTGTCACCAGTATCACCAGTGTATCCAGTAAATCCTGTATATCCCGTAAAACCAGTATATCCGGTGAATCCTGTGAAACCTGTAAAACCTGTAAAACCTGTAAAACCTGTAAAACCTGTAAAACCAGTAAAACCAGTAAAACCTGTAAAACCTGTAAAACCTGTAAAACCTGTAAAACCAGTATATCCAGTATATCCTGTAAAACCTGTAAAACCTGTAAAACCTGTATGACCTGTATATCCAGTAGAACCTGTATGACCTGTAAAACCTGTAAAACCTGTAAAACCTGTAAAACCTGTAAAACCTGTAAAACCTGTAAAACCTGTAAAACCTGTAAAACCTGTAAAACCTGTAAAACCTGTAAAACCTGTATATCCAGTATATCCTGTAAAACCAGTAAAACCTGTAAAGCCTGTAAAACCTGTATATCCAGTGTAACCAGTAGAACCTGTATGACCTGTATATCCAGTGTAACCAGTAGAACCTGTATGACCTGTATATCCAGTGTAACCAGTAGAACCTGTATGACCTGTATATCCAGTGTAACCAGTATATCCTGTAAAACCTGTAAACCCGGTATATCCTGTAAAACCTGTGTAACCAGTAACTCCAGTATATCCAGTGAAGCCTGTGTAACCGGTGAATCCTGTGAAACCTGTTGGGCCCGTAGGGCCTGTATATCCTGTAAAACCTGTATATCCTGTAAAACCTGTAAAACCTGTAAAACCTGTATATCCTGTAAAACCAGTAAAACCTGTTGGGCCCGTAGGGCCTGTATATCCGGTGAATCCTGTGAAACCTGTAAAACCAGTGAATCCTGTATATCCAGTGAAACCTGTAAAACCAGTGAAACCTGTATATCCTGTAAAACCTGTATATCCAGTGAAACCTGTAAAACCAGTGAAACCTGTGAAACCTGTAAAACCAGTGAATCCTGTATATCCAGTGAAACCTGTAAAACCAGTGAAACCTGTATATCCTGTAAAACCTGTATATCCAGTGAAACCTGTAAAACCAGTGAAACCTGTATATCCTGTAAAACCTGTGTAACCAGTGAAACCTGTGTAACCAGTATATCCAGTAAAACCTGTAAAACCAGTAAATCCAGTAAAACCAGTAAATCCAGTATATCCGGTGAATCCTGTGAATCCTGTGAAACCTGTAAAACCAGTGAAACCTGTATATCCTGTGAAACCTGTATATCCAGTGAAACCTGTAAAACCAGTGAAACCTGTATATCCTGTAAAACCTGTGTAACCAGTGAAACCTGTATATCCTGTAAAACCTGTGTAACCAGTGAAACCTGTTGGGCCAGTATATCCAGTAAATCCAGTAAAACCAGTAAATCCAGTAAAACCTGTAAAACCAGTAAATCCAGTAAATCCAGTAAAACCAGTAAATCCAGTAAAACCTGTAAAACCAGTAAATCCAGTAAAACCTGTAAAACCAGTAAATCCAGTAAAACCAGTAAATCCAGTAAAACCAGTAAATCCAGTAAAACCTGTAAAACCAGTAAATCCAGTAAAACCAGTAAATCCAGTAAAACCTGTAAAACCAGTAAAACCTGTGTAACCTGTAAAACCTGTAAAACCTGTAAAACCTGTAAAACCTGTAAAACCAGTGAAACCTGTAAAACCTGTAAATCCAGTGAAACCTGTAAAACCTGTTGGGCCCGTAGGGCCTGTAAAACCTGTGTAACCAGTATATCCTGTGAATCCTGTTGGGCCCGTAGGGCCTGTATATCCAGTATATCCGGTGTATCCAGTATATCCTGTAAAACCTGTTGGGCCCGTAGGGCCTGTATATCCTGTATATCCTGTAAAACCTGTGTATCCAGTATATCCTGTAAAACCTGTTGGACCCGTAGGGCCTGTAAAACCTGTGTATCCAGTATATCCAGTATATCCTGTAAAACCAGTGAAGCCAGTGAAGCCAGTGAAGCCAGTATATCCGGTAAAACCTGTAAAACCTGTATAACCAGTATAACCAGTAGAACCTGTATGACCTGTATATCCGGTATATCCTGTATATCCTGTGTATCCGGTAAAACCTGTAAAACCTGTATATCCTGTGAATCCTGTGAATCCTGTGAATCCTGTGAATCCTGTGTATCCTGTGTATCCGGTATATCCTGTGAACCCAGTATATCCTGTAAAACCTGTTGGGCCCGTAGCGCCAGTGTATCCTGTGAAACCAGTATATCCTGTATATCCTGTGAAACCAGTTACTCCAGTGTATCCTGTGAAACCAGTATATCCAGTATATCCAGTAAAACCTGTATATCCAGTAACACCTGTTGCACCAGTAGAACCTGTTGCACCAGTAGTTCCTGTTGCACCCTGTGGAGTTAAACTTGATTGTAAATAACTATACCCTCCCGTACCATTTAAATATT